GAAAAATTATCCCATATATGGGTTAATGTTAAATATCTAGGAGTATCTTATGATAATGATACCTTAAATGAAATAAAAGGGTGTATCGATTCTGATATTAATTAAATTAATATTTTTGTAAAAATTCGTCAATTTCTTTAGATAGTTTTTCAAATCGACTCTTTACTTGCATAGAATGAGCACCAGCTTCTTGTTCTTCAGATCCTCCTTTCTTTGATTTTTTGATTTTTTTAACAACCCTTTTTACCACCTTTTTCTTACCACCCATTTGAGGTAATGTAGGTAATGCGGGGGGTTGGGTTGCTGTTGGGGCAACAGGTGTAGCGGCATTTGTGAATTGAGATAAACCAGCACATTGAGATCCGCAACTTCCACCTGCAATTGTTGAACGGCGACGTTGGGAACTTACTTTTGATGCACTACTTGCTGATAATTCAACTTCACCTCCCTTCTTTGCCTTTTTCTTGTCAAACATGGATTGTAAACCTTGTTTTGCAAGTAAAATTGCAAAAGGAACTGCTAGATTTTTAACATCATCCATTAATGCACCTCCTTTCTTTGTTGTCTTTTTTGCGGCAGGTTTTTTGCCAACAGGTTTTTTGACGACTTTCTTTGTTTTCTTTCCACCAGTCATACCTGGCATTGCTGGCATTTTTGACATGTCTACAAATTTAGACATGGTAGATTCAGCAGTTGTTATACCGGTTGTTGCACTAGTTGAACTATTCACTGATTTTGATGCATTCATTGTTTATATTTTATATTAATATATTTTTTTAATCTATTAAAATTCTAACTAAACTAATTTTCATCATCTTCCCAATATTGATCATTTTCATCACAATCACTAATTATTTCGTCAACATTTACATTAGATATTAATATATCTATAATATCTTTGTATTCTGAATTATTTAAAAAACCATTAATATTATACATATCTTTTAAATCTTTAAATGTATTACATATAGTACTTAGATGTTCATCTATAAAATCTAATACTAATTTATCTTTTAATTTTAAACAGGTATCATTTGATTTTTCATTTTTATTTTTATTTACTAACTCATTATATTCTTCATATGAATACTGTTTCTCATAATTAATATTATTTATTACATCATTTTTCGCTTGAATAATATCTTTAAATGATAATTTTGTTGTACTCATTTGATATCAATTTATTTTTACTTAAAAATAGAGTGTATTCCTTATATAATTTAATAATGTTAAGAATAGAAAATAATAAATCATACTTTACCATAAAACCAGAATACATATATTCCCAAAATGAGAAGAATTCAATTATTAAATTACCTATAATAAATAATAAAATTAAAATACCATATGATATATGGTATCATAAAAATAAAGAAGATATAGATTTAATATCTGATAAATTTATAAATGAAATATTTGAATTAAAATCAGAGAAATTTATTGTACATTTTAAAATTAAAAAAATTAAAGAGGAATTCATTAAAATGTTATATAAAACATCATATAATACTTATAAAAATTGGCCGTATTAAGGAGTTTCCTTAATATCTCTCTTCATAAAAACCTGCGTCTTTTTTTCTAAATTCGTTACAATAAAATCACAAATATCATCTACATCTACCTTTTTATTCCTTTTATCAATATAACTCTCTAACATAGATTTTATAACCTTAATACTCAAACTCTGAGTTTGATTTCTTTTTGAAAATTTTACTGTACCATCTGTAATATTTAAACAAAGATTTTCTAATTTATTTGTCTCTACATACTCGAGAATCTCCTCTTCTAATCTCTTTTTCTTATCAACAATATCTTTCAATTCATTTTTACTTCTTAACAATTTATTATCAATTTCTACCCATTCTTTTACACGATTGATATATGAAAGATCCATATTAATAGTTATTATTATATATATTATATTTCAATTTTTTTATTATTCTATTTTAACTCTTTCAAATCTATATTTATCCTTATTTTTATACCCCATTTTAATATCATCAATAAAATATATATATGGTAAATCATACTTAAATTTTTTTAAATTTATATTTAAATCATATATAGAATAATTGTTACATCTTACCATTTCTGTATTTTTTAAACTAACAGCAAATGTAAAAGGACCACAATCTGAAGCTGTCCATTCTCCTCCATAATTCTTCATATGTTTATCTAAAATATTATCTAAATCACATAAAGAAGTTTTTTCATCAATTATATATCCAATTTCAATACTATAGAATTTATCTGCATTTTTATAATCAAAATTATCATAAAATCCCTCAAAAAAATTTATGATGTCTATAAATAATATTTCTAAATTTATAATCACCCTCTTCAAATATTTTCTTATAAATAAAAACATTATAAACACTTTGTTAAAAAATATACAAAACACTCTTAAATCATTTTTTTAAATATAATATAAAAAATATCAATATTACTATCAATATTATAAACATCAATAATATAATAACTATAAACGTATATATATATGGATATAATTGACAATATAACATATATAACAAAGGATGAATTATCCTTTTTTTAATATTTTCTTTCATTTCATCTTTGTTTATCTCTATCATTATCAAATCTAATACACGATTTGTTATTAATTTTATTATTTCACCATTTTTATTATTGGTTAATCCACATTTGATTGTACTTATATTTGGAATTTGGTTCATTTTTATTTATATTATATAAGTTATTTTCCATTTTAAATCTCGTTTGGATACCACGTTTTTTTTATGAGTAACCATTAATTATTCTTATATGGATATAACATTTGACAATATAATAATCTCTAAACCACGTAAAATAGAAAACACATATATATGTCCAATATTCTATAATCAAAAAAAAGAAAATCTACAAATAACATTTACAAATATGGTTATTATTGACATTAAACCCCTTAAAAATAGAAATGAATTTGTTCTTTATTGTAAAAATAAAAATTATAACAATTTTCTATTTGATCTGAGTACCTTTATAATTAATCAAGTTAAAGAAAAAAGCGTAATATGGTTTAAAAATGATCATCTTATTGATCTTATTGATGATTATTATACTAGCCCATTATTATACGATAAAAATCATGGTGATATAATTAAATTTAAATGTATCGGTGATGAAAATTATATCAAAGATTATATAGGTAAAAAAACTGATATCGATATTCAATTCACACAATTAAAATTTTATAAGCAGAAATTTTTATTAGAAGCGGAAGTTATAAAATTACAAGAAGCTATTAATAAATATGATATTCTAGAAAACCACGAAGATGATGATGAAAATAATGAATTTGAAGAATCACCAGAACCAGATTTAGAAGACATTAATTATATTAAAAAAGAACATATAGATATTTCTGATAAATATCTAAATGAACTAAAAACAATGTTATCTGAAATAGAATCTAAAATTAAAGATCTTGAAAATATTAAAATTAAATTATTAAATACAAATAATATTGAAAATATTATTCCAATATGTGATGATTTAACAAAATTATGCGAATAAATTTTTTCTCATAATTTTTTATATTATAATATAATAAATGGCTCAAAAGTTTGACAATCATATGATATTTAGAATTGTGCTAATTGTTCTAGCAGCTTTTATACTATTTGCTTTAATTAATTATTATAACTCTAAACAGCAAACTAACGTACGTAATACTGAAAAATTCTACCAAGATTCAACCCAACAACAATTATTGCAACAGCAACAACAACAAAATGCTTATAGCAGTGGAAGCGGAGGCAATGGCTCTCAAAAACTAAGCCCTGCTCAAGCTAACGAACAAACCAATAACCTTATTGTTAAACAAAAAACGGATGCCGTAAAACCAGCAGAAGAACAAGGTAACGGAGATTTCCGAGCAGTTGACTTTAAATCATCAAATCTACCATCTGATTGCTTCCCTCGCGATAGACTATCAGCTGAAGATCTATTACCAGCTGATGCAGCTAACTCTAAATGGGCACAAGTAAATCCCGCCGGTCAAGGTGATGTCTCCAATCAAAACTTCCTCACCGCTGGATGGGCTGTAGGTATTAATACCATTTCTGGTTCACTCAGAAATGCCAATCTTCAGCTTCGTTCCGAACCACCAAATCCTAGAGGGTCTTGGCCAATTAATAATAGTACAATCGAAAGTGACCTTATGCGTCGCCCACTTGAATTGGGTGGAGACTGTGGCCTTTAAATTAAAATTCTACTAAATTCTTTTCATCTTTAAAAATCATAAATTTAAAGTTATAACCATTATATTTTACAGTTTTTCTTTTTAGTATATTCTTATGAAACCATAATTTAAAAGTCCAAGTGCTTTTAACTTCAATAATAAGATTATCCTTTTTAATATATAGGTCCGGAAAATAACGATGCCAACTACTATTTTCATCATACCAAAATTCAGGCATATTTAAAGCATCTGTTTCAATATTATTTTCATTATATGTTTTAAGAAGTATATCAATAGCAGCTGGTTCATATCCTTGAACTTCAACTACTCTTCCAGATGGAAATGTATATTCTTTCTTAGAAAAAGCTGATTTTTTACTATTGGAATGAATTTCATCATTTTGTTGCGGATGCTCGCATCCATATTTTTCCAAACAAGTTTCTTTGCGTCGATCTTTATATTCATCACTTTGAACATAAGATTCTACACCAAATTTCACAATACATGTTTCCTTAACTTTCTTATTAATACACTCCAGATTATTACATCTACGACCTCTTAAAAAATTATTCCAACTAATTTCACCAATACAACCACAACCAAATATTACATCTAAATTTTCTTTACAATCAATATATTCAGTTGATATTAATTCACATCCTTCTGCTTCGAACATTGGCTTCAATTCTTCGATTGTATGTTTCTTTTCTTCTACATACTTCATAATACCTACCAACATTTTCTTCTTTTTCTCAGGATCCTGCGTTAAATGTAGAACGCCATGTTTTTCAAGCATCGTTTTATCACGTCTTGTCTTTTGGCATTCGATACAACGGCATCCCGCTTTAAAAGAGTTCAATGATATCTTTTGAACATTTGGACTTCCACAAGAACACATGTATTCCAATGGTTCGCCACATTTATATTCTGTTGATACAAGTTTACACCCACCTTCCTCAAACATTCTATTGAGTTCTTCGATTTTAGTTTTTCTTCCCATTTTGAATCCTTCTAAAATCTCTAAATTATATTCAAATTTTAATACAAATGAAAAAATAACGTTACCATCCAATACTAAACAACATTCCCATACTAAATTGCATATAATAATCCAATACATTACTGCATTCAGATTCTTCAATTGATTTAATATATTTTTCATTCTCTTTTTTAAACCTCATGGCCTTTTTGTGCCTCCAATTAAAATCATCAAGTAAAGTTGATGGTTCTCCTGAATATTTAATTGAATTAAATATCATACATCTAATATATGTTTTCTTAAAATCTTCAAGACTATGAAATCCATATGATCTCACTTTATCATCATCAATATATTCTTCCCATTCTTCTGTATATTTATAATCAATAGTCTCACATTTATCCCATAGTTCTTTAGTTACACCTACATTTTCATATGTAAAACCAACACCATCTTCTTTAATATATAATTTAAACAAAGGTTGATCTAAATCAGCTTTAGTAAAATCAAAGACTGAATTTGACATTATAATATAATATTTATATCTCTTTAAATAAGTTTTCAATTTTTATCTTTAAACATTTTATAAGCTTCAAGAAGAGGTGCAAATTGTTTTTCAATTGTATCTCTTCCCGTAACCCAATATCCTCCACAAGATTGTATATGATAAAATACACTACCTGGTTCAGGTTCTGGTGATTCAAATGGCATTTTGGGTAATGCTGAAGAATATTCAACTACATTTTTTGGTAATTGATATGGAATTAAAGAATCAATAAAATCTAAATAAAGATTTATAATTTTTACAATAATAATAATATTTTCCATATTATCATTATCATTTTCATCTTGTTTGATTTTTTTAGCAACATGTGAAATTGCCATTATCATAACTTTATCATAATAATTAGTTGGAAATAATGCATTATTAGTAACTTCATCGATATAATTTAAAAGAGTATTACGTTTTTCTTTTACTAACGGTTGCTCCATCGCATTTAAAACAGATTCTGGGATTTCAGGGGCTGGAGCTGCGGTTGCTTCAAATTCTTTACGTTTCTTTAAACATTCTTTCATTTCTGAAATTATAGCTTCAGTTTCTATATCAACTGACATTTTATAAGATAAAATTTTTATTCTTATATAAAGATTTTATTTATTTTAATATTTAAAATGGACTCGAGCTTTACTCAAGAGCTTCGCGACTTATATGTAGTGATGAGTGATTTTAATTCATGTAATAATCCAATGGGTATTTACGATGATTTTGAAAAAGCTAAATGTTATGCTGATGAATTATTATTAGAAAAAATACATGCTCGAGTTTGTAGATATTCAATGAATGAAAAGGTTTATTGTTATGGAAACACAATGAAAAGAATTTATGAAAATGGATTTATAAATGATGAAGAAAGAGATGAAAAAATTATGATGAATTCAATTATTTAAAGATATAATCATTATTATTATAAATGTCGTGTGCACATTGTAAATGTACTATTTTCCCATTTCCAGATATTATCTATAAAAATATTAAGTTTTGTAATGAATTCTGTAAAAACGAATATATAAAAAATTTCAAAGCATGTAGTGTATGTAAAAAAGCAAGACAAGTTGAAATATGTGATAATGATTGTGGATACGGAGTTTGTGGTGGGGAGAAATGCGAATTTAATCATACAGGGTTTAAATGTGCATATTCTTCAGAAGAGTATGAATCTGAAAAGTCTGAAATTTAAAAATAATTGTTTTTATTTATTTGTAAAAAATTTGAAAGTTTTTACATAATTTTATTAATACAAATGTTGAAAGGTGGAGAAATTTATAAAATAACATCACCATCTGGAAAGATATATATAGGACAGGCATTATGTACGTTGAGTGGATGAAAAAAATGGGGCACTAATGGGAGATGGATGAATCATATTTCTAAAGCAATAAAAGGTACTGATAATATTGGTAAAAGCAGTTGTAGAGCACTTGATAATGCGATTAGAAAATATGGTTGCGATAAATTTATTGTTGAACCAATATTATATGTTTATAATGAAGATGAATTAGATTTTTATGAATCATTCTTTATTAAAGAATATAATTCTCTATATCCGAATGGTTATAATCTAACTGAAGGTGGTAGTAGCAAAAGATGGTCTGATGAAAGTCGTACCAGAATGAGTTCTATAATGAAAGATGTAGGTGGTCATATTCAATCTGATGATACCAAAGAAAAAATATCTATGCTAGAATTGGCGTCCCTCAAGCTAAACAAAAACGAAAAAATTCTGAAGATAATGATCTTCCAAAATATATATCTTCAGTAAGAGAAAATGGAATTATTAAAGGGTATAATGTTACTGGTATACCAAATATTAAACCAAAACGTTTTACAAATTCTAAACTGACAATTACTGAAAAATTGGATTTAGCTAATAAGTATTTACTAGATGCTATTACTGGTAATAGTAATTAAAAATTATTTTTTTAAAATTAAAACTACTTAAAAATAATTTGTTTTATTAATTGTATAATACCAAATGCAGCTGTTCGTGAAAACTTTAACGGGAAAGACCATCACTATTGAAGCAGAATCTTCAGATACTATTGATAGTATTAAATCTAAAATATCTGAAAAGGAAGGAATTCCGCCCGATCAACAACGATTAATTTTTGCTGGTAAACAGTTAGAAGGGGAAAGGACCCTTGCAGATTACAATATTCAGAAAGAGTCTACACTGCATTTGGTGCTCAGGCTCAGAGGGGGCAGTGTTACCCTCCGCTAAAAAATTTGAGATCAAAATAAAACTTATTTAAAGACAAGTTATTTTATTATATTATTCACAATAATGAATACTATTACATGTTCTAAATGCAATCAAACAAAATCAATTGATGATTATAATAAAACTGAAGCTGCTAGAAAATCAGGAAATCGTTGCAGACCATGTTTAAGAGCTGCAAAAAATTCAGAAAATAAAAAACCTAGAGAACTCGATACAAAAGATACAAATATTAAATCTAATACATGGCAAGGAGGAAAACCTAATAAAGCCAAAAAACTACTTATTAATCAATATAAAATTTTATTTGATACAGTAAAAAATCCACAATTTTTAATAATTCAACTCAGTAAAGATTATGTCACACTTGTAGACTTTGATCAGCTTGAATTCATTAAATCACACTTTTTATGTGTATCGCGATCTGGTTGTGAAAATTCACAACAATATTGTGTTGCTTTAGTAAATGGTAAAAATGAACGTTTACATGGATATATTACAGGATTTAAAATGGTTGACCATATTAATGGATACCCTCTAGATAATCGTAAATGTAATATGAAAGATACAAATCACTCAGAAAATAATAAAAATAAATCTTTAATTCATAAAACATTTTGTTCAAAAAGTAAAGATGATAAGAATAAATATGAAGCCATTATCATTTATAATGATCATACTCGAAGCTTTCAAAAAGTCAATATTTCACAATTATTTGATACAAAAGAAGAGGGTAATAAATGGATCGAAGCTAAATGTAAAGAAATTGATTCACATTTAAATAATATCCTAGGTAGAAAACAACTTAAAGAAGAATTTGAACAAATTATGGAAAAATATTCAGATGGATATAAATGGAGAGATTTGATTGAAAACAAAGTATTAGAAAATGATAATGAAGTTATCACAAATGCAATGCCATCTGGTAAAAAATCAACTATTCGTAATGATACTTACAATCTCTTTAAAACCATCGATTCGACTTGGGCTATCCCTCAAGAGTTCAGTTCTTCTATAAAACTTGAACATATCAAACATCAAGACAATGAATATAAATTCTGTACCAAATGTGATAAATGGTCTCTTATTAATAATTTTCATAAATCATCATCTAAACATGACGGTTTAGATACTCGTTGTAAAGATTGTGTAAAACTTAGATCTAAATGATTTATTTTCAAGTTCATTTTTAAAATATTTCTTTTATTAAGTTAATAATGTGTAAAAAAAGAAAAGACTCTTGTTGTTGTTGCCCTACAAATCAAATAATTATGCCAGCTGTTTCATCACACGGATGGAGTCCCAGAGATTGTTGTTGTGAAAATAAAGGCGGATTCGATAAATTTGCTTACGCTGCATTATCACAACAAAATAATTCTATTACAACTCTATTGACTGCATCAATATTAAATAATGGAAGGGGATATAGAGATCATTATGATTATGGTCATAATTATCACCATGGTCATCACAATGATTATCATGGTCATCACGGATACGGACATCATGCATATGGAGGATATGGACATGATAGATGGGGTGGTCCCCCCGTTGTAGTAGTCGAAACTGGAATGGGAAGATATGGTAGATATGAAGGTAATAATTTAATTGGTGCTGGTGGTCCCAGATTCTGGTATTGATGGATTATAAATTCCAATTACGCTCCCCCATGCATAAATTTTACCCCATTCTGATACAGCCGCCCCTACATTATTTTCAGCTATTTTCTTAAAAGGATTTATATCTTCATATGTTACTTTTTTAATATTTTGCCATTTAATCATAGTATTTGCAATGTATTCGTGAATATCATATGGTAAATGTGTGAGATTTTTTAATTGTTTAAATATTTTCTTTCTGTCTTTGCAAATATTTTTTTTAGTATATCTGTTATAACATCTCCAACCTTCTCCAAAAAATAAGTTTTTCATATTGTTTATCACATAACTATATTCTTCTTCTTTTTTAAATGCTTTAATTCCACCTAGAAACTTAATATCATTATTATTAGACCCTGGTGGGAAATGTTCAAAATCCATAATACAATTATAAATATATAATGTTTTCTTATCAACATCTATCAATATTTTAGCACAAACATCAAATTGTGTATAATCACCATTATATCTATATAATAAAACTCCTGATTCAGTATCTAAATCTGGAATAAATGTCAAGTGTACACAAATATCTGGACCCCTATGTTCATCAAATGAAAATAAAACACTCTCTTTTAAATCGTTTTTATACCATTTCATGTACGGTGAAATTTTTTCATTCTTAAAACTAGAAAATTTATTACGAGAGTATTTTGGTACAGAATATACAACAGTGTATGCCATCTTTAAATCTTTAAATAACAGAGCTGGAATCAATTTTTATCACTTTATGAAATGATATGATAAAATTTGATTAAAATAAATTCCCTTTTAATATCATAAACATGCCTATTATACAATTGAAATTAAACAAGTTTAGACTTCGATCCAAAATAGCATCTTTTGATTATGATTGGACTCTAGTTAAACCAAAATCTGGAGGAACATTTCCTAAAAATGAAGATGATTGGCAATGGCTTCAAACCTCTGTTCCAAAAATACTTGAAGAATATTATAAAAAGGGTTTCTGTATTATTGTTTTCACAAATCAAACTAAAGATTGGAAAATAACCCAAGTTGAAAAAGCATTAAATACTCTCAATTTACCTATACTAATATTAATTGCAACTGATAAAGAAAATCATAAACCATCTACCAATATGTACGATCAATTTGTTAAAAATGATAAAATTAAGTTGAAATCATCATTTTTCGTAGGCGATGCCCTTGGAAGACCTAATGATTGGTCTAATACTGATAAATTATTTGCAGAATCAATAGGTTTTCCTATAAAAACCCCAGAAGAAATATTTCCATTCGATGTTCATAATACAAATAATGGAAAAGAAAAATTAGATATATCAAATGTACAAGAATTAGTTGTTCTAGTTGGATATCCAGGATCAGGTAAATCACATTTCTCAACTTGTTATTTTGGAGAAAATGATAAATATGTTATTCTACATGGTGATGATTTAAAAACATCTACAAAAATGATTAAAGCTGCTAGACCTTTAATTAAAAACGGGAAAAGTATCATTTTTGATGCTACTAATCCATCTAAAGAAAAAAGAAAAGAATATATAGATATTGCTAAAGAATTACAATTATCAATTAGATGTATTCATATTTCTACAAGTTTTGAAGAATCATTATATAGAAATAATCAAAGACCAAAAGAACAAATTGTACCAAAAATTGTTTATTATATTTATAGAAAGAAATTTGAAATACCTACAAAAGATGAAGGATTCAACTCTATAATAACTCTATAAAATTTATGTTTTTTGAAACTTAGAAGGTGGCAATTCTTGTAATAAACTCGAATATGTTAATGGAGGTGGTGGTGGATATGTGAATGGTGGGGGCGGCGGAGGCGGAGGATAATTTAATGGCGATGAAGGAGGGGATTCAAAAGTTGGGGGTTTATAATCGCAACTTGCATATTCCATTGCAACTTTATTTACCATTGGCCAAAATCCTCTTGTCTCAACTGCTTTAGAATAACCTATAAGATTAAATTCTAATATTTTCGCTCCTGATGATGATTCTATATATTTATTTTTTAATTTTAATATAGATCCCAAATTTAATAATACTTCACATTCACCACAATTTGATGTTGAATCTCTTATATATGCAACTGTTGTTCCTTTCGGAATATGAATATACCATAAACATTTTTTTACTGAACCTGTAAAAGCATGTGCAATACCAGGACTAATAGATGTAGATAGAAAAAAAGGTATGGTCATTTCTTGACCATCTTTTAATTCATCTGCTAAAGTTGAATATATATCTTCACAATAAAATCCTCTATAAACTTCTACATCATTATTAATTCTTGGAAATTTATCAAGAATACATTTTAATTTTTTAGCATTATCTACTTGTTTTTCAAAATCATCTCTATTTAAAACCTTTTGCTCTATTAGTTCTGGTGTATAACCAAACTCCTTAAATGCCAATTGTTTTTTCTTTAAAACATAATTCACTACTTGGTAACTTAATAATAATCCTGCACCAATCCAATCGTCTGCATCTATCTCTTGAGTATAACTAACAATTATCTTTTTATCTTCTGGGTCTAGCTCATTTTTATAAAATTCAGATAATATTTTAAATTCATTCACATTTGATATATTTCTATCCATTTTAAATAATAATATACTTTTTATATATTTAAAAAAAATAAAAATCACTACAAATAGTAAGCATATTCAAAAAACTCAATTTACAATTTTATTTTAATATAATCATCATGTATATATATATCTGATTTATCAAAATCTAATTTTGATAAAGGGATAAAATCATTATTAATTCCTAAAATAATAATTTTTAAATCACTTGTGGGCCAATTTATCTTTTCGTAAAAATTTTTATTTACAATTAAATCATAATCAGAAAACCATAAAAATATTTTAGGATTTCTACATTTAATTGAACGTTTTTCTTTTAGTTTTTTAAGATCTTTGAAAATAAAATCATGATCAATATCTATAAATGAAAATGAAAAATATCTTATGTCATTTAAAATTACCATTTTTTTACATTTTATTGTTTTTTTAACTATATTAACAATACGTTCGTATAATGAAATATCATTTGGATTTTGAATAATTAAATGACCATCTATTCTTTTATTTGGATTAACATTGATGTTATAAATCATTTTAAAATGATTACATGATTCTATTAAAAATGGAAAAGCTTTCATATAATTTAAAAAAGTCTTATCATCTATAAAACTTCCAATTTTAACTAAAATATTTTCATCCATATTTTATTATTAAATTAATTTTTTAAATATATTTCAATTTTTAAAAACATCTATTAATATGGCTATGTTGAGAACAATTGCACCTTCTTGAAGGGTTTGTCTCCTTTAGATCCCAATTATTATTAAATTTCAACTCAACTTGATACCATCTCATTTTCTCTGGTAAAGCCCTTCCAAGAATCGTTTTTTCAACACTTTCTCCAATCATGTTAACAAAATTATTACAATGAAATGTTGAGTCATCCTTATGATTCAATGGAATATAGAAATTAAAGTTAAACTTCAGAATATTTGCAATATTCATCGGACACATACCCCTAATAGTATTAGTCAAGTACTTTATTACTGATTCGATAGTTTTAATAATATCATCATTTGAGTTATTAATCACCATAACTGCAGTTGTCATGAAGATATCGAGAGGAAATATATATTTTTTTTGGTCATTATTATGATTTACAATCACAGTACGATTTAGTTCCCATGTTTTATCTACATTGTAAGTTGGATACGCTGTCTTAAGAACTGTATCCCATCCATTTCCAATAGGCTTGTCCAGGAGATTGTTTAGAATGATTTGCAGGTCATCCACAGTAGTCGAAGCATCCACAGTAGTCGAAGGATAGATTGTTGATGTCACCATTTTGATTGCTATATATCATTAGTTGTATAATGAAATACAAACATAATCAAATTTTTTATAATTTAATAGTAAACACATGGATATTTTTAAAAGATTTGATGTTAACGAGAATGAATTTATATGTGTTCATTATGTCGATAAACCCGCAAGGCATTTTATTTATTATAATGATAATGGACCCGTTATTATCGCGGACGTAAGAATTAATAACCTCAAACAAGCCCATATTGAAATTACAAAAATGCCTATACATTCAGAAGCTAATTTTAAAATTTTTCATGAATTTATGAAAAGGTTATTTTCTTTACTTAATTGTAATAGTTTAAATGACGTTGATGATTTTGTTTTTACTAGTAAAAACTATGAGCTTAAAGAAAACGTATTCGTATATGATTATTTACTTAGTCAGATTCCTGATACTCCAAGAAAAAATCTTATCAATTATTTCGATAAAATTTTTTGGAAATATGGAAATAATACTCAGACAGTTGATCCACCATTAATAAATCTTCCATCGAGTTATACATCAGAGGATGGAAATATCAATATCGATCTTGTACCATTTCAACCATCTATTTATCATAATTTATCGGTATTAATACATTTATATCGGGCAAATATTGAAAACTTATTAAAAATTAAATATATAAATGCCAAACCAGAAGATGCCGAAAGATTAAAAAATATTAATCCATGTCAAGTTTATGGCGAATGTTCATTTTCATATATACTTATTTTATATAATCCAAAAACACGTGATTATCTCGGTCATGCCGTTGTGATTGTATTTGATGAATTTATAGAATTATATGATGTAATTGCTGTTGATAAAGGAAAAGGTTACGGAAAATTTATAATGGATTTTATTGTAAAAGAAACAAAGAAAGAATTTATTTGGTTAGGTGTAATGGTTAACAATCCTGATTATAAGCAAGCGATAAGTCTATATTCAAAATATAATTTTTGTTATCCTCATATTGGAAACACAACACAGGGGCAATTAACGATAGATGGATCACAATTTGTATCACTCTTACATATAAAAAATTGTGATTTTTGCTTTAATAAAAAGGACTATATACTAAATTATTTTGATAATATAAAATGTTTTAAAAGATATACCATCCAACCAAAAATTTTAAAGAAATTATATGAATTATTAGATGATTCACATGAAAATGGAGGACATTTTCAGGTTGCTTCAGTTACAATTGATGATATTGATATTGATATGGTTACTTCTAAGCCAGAAGAATTTAATATTGAAAAAATTATTTCATCTTTCAAAGGAAGTATTATTCGAGGACAAATCCAATCTTTTTCCCCAAATCAACCAAGATATCATACTGTTACTGTTCCTCCCAGTGAAATTATGTTTCATACACATCCTACATCATGTTATAAAGATTTCAATTGTTACATTGGTTGGCCTTCTGGAGGTGATTTTCAAGTAATAATTACATATTATAATAAAAGTAGAATGCATTTAGTTGTAACTTGTGAAGGAATATATATAATTAATGTTACAACGTTTTTAAAGGAATTTATAGATGATTTAAAAAAAAATCCTATGTATTATGATATCCATAATATAATTATTAAAATGATTTTTTATACTTTTACAAAAATAGAAAATAGAAGATTTTATAATATAGATGCATCTATAATAGAACTAGAATTAAAATCCTATCTTGATGATTCTGAAAAACAAGAATTAAAATTATTCAAAGATATTAAATCTTTAATATCAACAAAACAACCTTTTAATCATTTCTTAGATTTACGAATAAATTGGTTTTTACAATTTGTAAATAATTATTCATTACATCAATTAATTGATGACAATATAACTAATAATAGTGTTTTTATTCATTTACAACCCTTATTAGAAAGTATTATAAAGACTAAACCATATGTTAAAAATTTAAAACTATTTAATATTTCATTTGAACCTTGGAGCAATTTTGGATTACCTGCAAAATATCAAAGCAGATGTGAAGGTGATTTATGTTCTTATGAAATGTTTAATAATGTCCCAATTGGTTTTAAAAAAATAAAAATTAATCCCAGCAATTTGAAATCAATGCAAGTTAAACCATTAGTAATAAGTGTAAATACTTGTTTAGAGTATACTGATCCACCAATACCCATATTGTCTATGAATGTATTACGATCTGTTAGTCCAACAACCCTAAGACCATCTAAACAAAAAAATCCTATTATGTCTACAATAAATCCTATTATGTCTACAATAAAAAGAAAAAACAATAGGGGAAACAGAGTTAATTTAAGAATAATTAAAAAGCGTTAATATCAAATCTAAAGAATAGGCAACGATTTGATGATGTGGATTAAAAAATAAGAGACGTATTCAAAATAAAAATAAATTTGAATTTAAAACTATCATATTCGTGATATATCGTTGATTATAAATGGATCGGTTAGAAATAAGCGAAGTTTTATATGAAACCTTTTTGAGGCGCCCAAATAATTTATTCGACTCATTTATCGATGAATGTCACAAATTTTACGAAAAACCTGCTCATAATTTAGTTGAAATTAGAGCAAGGGAAAATACTAAAATTAAAGGGGATATTTTTGAAGAATTTTGCGTCTTATATCTAAAATATGTACTTAATTATAAAAATGTATGGCTTTTAAAAGATACACCTGATGATATATTAGAAAAACTTGGTATGATCAGAAAAGATATGGGAATAGATATTATTGTTGAAAATGATGGTATCTTTCAAGCAATTCAATGTAAATATAAAAAACATACTGGTTATAAAAAAAATATTCTTACATAGAAAATATTATCCACATTTTATGCATTATGTTTAAGAACTGGTCCATGGGATAAATATGTTGTTATGACAAATTGTGAATATACTCTTAGACAGGGGAAAAAAACTTCCAAAGATTTTTCAATATGTCTTAAAACCTTTCAAAATATATCAAAAGATAATTGGCTTAAAATGTGCTGTAAAACTGGCAATACATTAGATAATTCTAATGATATCGAAAATAAAAATATTACATCTAAAGATGAATTATCTAAAGATGAATTATCTAAAGATGTATTATCTAAAGATGAATTATCTAAAGATGAATTATCTAAAGGTGTATTATCTAAAGATGAATTATCCCTACAAGAATTAAGAAATTTAAGAATTAAATATTTCAATTGACTTATTTCACTTGACTCTATATGGTGAATTATAAAATGTAATCTTATATCTTGTACCCATTAAAGGTAGTTCAATCTCTTTCCCATGATCCTCAGGAGTTATATCTAATTTTATCTTTTTATTTTCATCATTTACAGTATAATACGTTTTACCATCTTTATCTACATTAATATAATATGCATTATTAATAACTCTACCAAGTAAAACACCTACGATATTATCTTTGGATATATTCTCAGGAAACTTATTTAATAAAATTGGTTGATATGCATCATTTATACTAGCCATTTATATTTATAAATATTATTTTAATAATTCTTTTCCGATCTTTCCATTTTTATTCACACATCTTCCTGTTTTAGGATTAAGTATTTTATCAGGTGGACAACCCTTTTTATTTTCATCTTTTTCTTTATTATCTTTTTTTGGTGATATTAATTTTGTTTTTGGTTTATCAATATCAATTATTTGTTTTGCTTTTTTAATAACTATTTTTTTGGGTAATACAGGTTTTTCAGCAATTACATTTGGTTTAATTTCTGGTTTATTAACTATTAATTTTGGTTTTGATTGTACTATCTTTGGTTTTGGCTTTTCTTTTTCATTCTCTAATAAATCTTTGCGAATGTATGTAAATATGCGGGGACCTTGACTATATGAAAAACATAATTGTGTTGCCTTAATTTTTTCATCATTATGATAAAATAAATCACATTTCTTCCTATCAATACAAAACCCACTCTTTGTATAATCTAACCAATCATGAGGCATCAATGAACATGGTACTTTTTGCTTCAGTTTTCCAGAAATACCAGCATCAACTGTTTGAGATGTCCAACCATTATACATATACCTTTTTTTATTACATGTTACCCCTGCAATCTCATGTCCTTTTTTACATTGTTGATTATTAAAATTGGCTAATAACAAACTATCAGCGACATATTTAACATTATTATATATTATTTCAGGATTGAATCTTAATGTCGTTTTATAATAATGTTTTGGATAAAATTGAATATCTGAATCTCTCTTGGTCATAATTATCAAAACTTCAGGCGTTTTTGATAAATATTTTTCTGTTACATCTTTATTACTAGGTTTACCAAAAACATTTTTCATAGGATTTTTCGTATCTATTTTAACATTATTTTGTGAATAAAATATTTTATTATATCCATCTCCTGTTTTAATTGCATCTAATACAGATATATCAGTGATATCTAAATATTTTAATAATTTTGTAAAATATCTCCCTGCAAAATAACCCGTCCCTTTATCAGGATCAAAATTGAATATCTCTGGATTTGCTTTATATAATTCCTTCAATAAAATTTCAGGTTTGAACTTTTCAAAAAATTTAATATGTTCAGGGGTAATATTTACATAATGCTTTAAAACAAGATCCTTTATTATCTGTTTAGGACTATCTAGAATTTCCCATTTTTTTATACGCGGTATTAATAATTTACGCATACCTTCCGAGTAGAAGACAGACATCATAATTGCGTTGAACCAGCACGTTGGACCTTGTTGCTTTATAACATAGGACTTACCACAATTAAATTTTTCATTTTTATCCATTTAATTTAATATATACTTTTATTAAATATTAATAATAAAAATTGAAATTATGATTTAAGAACATGTTGGTTATATATTATTATAATGGAGTGGTATGATTTTCCAGAAGCATTACATCTTTCAAAATATCAAATAAACAAACTAGGCAGGATTTCTAATTTCATATTTATAATCTCCTAATATATCTTCATCAAAATTTGTATTTCCATAACCATATTTATTACCATTATAACATCCAAATCTAAAATTAATTTCATCATTTGATTTATCTTTACTCATTTAATATATACTTTTAAAAATTATTTTTCATATTATTAGCTAAATACCAATAAAATTTGAATCATTTTATCCAATTATTGTTACAGAAATAAGTTATTATTACAATTACATCGATAAATTAAAATTCCAAATACAATGTCGGTTGTTCAGATGTTTAAGACTTCATTGCCACCTATTAAAACCCGATTCGGACATTCTGAATCACCATCTAATTCCAGCTATAATTCCCCGCGACTTATTAAGAAAGTAGATCCAATAGATCCAATGAATGCCCCTAAATTTGTAATACTTACCCGTTCATATGAAAATTTTGATTTTAAAATTGGTCAATTACGTTCTCACGCAATAATATATGCACGTGCCCACGGAATTACCGTTTCAGAAGCTATTCAACATCTTTCAAAAATTATGAAATAAAAAATTAACAAAAATAATTTATAAAAATTCTGAAACTTTTCAAACTTTTTGACTTTTACGGCCAGGGGTTTATAAATCGTGTTTACCCCCCCCCCTTACATGAATCGCTAATATTATAGACCATAATTTTAAAATTACATATTTATTATATATATATATACAATAATCAGTCTATATATATTATATTTTCATATACAATAATTGCTAATATTTGATAATACATTAAATTAATAGCTAATTATTAGTAATCTTTTAAACAATTAGCATTTTAAAATAATGAATAGCTAATAGTTAGCATAATACTTAAAGATATATATTTATTTATAATAAAATGGATGCTAATGATTTTATATGTAAACGTTGTAAGTCTACATTTTTAAATAAAAACAACTTGAAAACACATTTACAAAAAAAGAAACCGTGTGTTTCTATTAATATATCAAGTGATATTGATAACACAATTTTATTAGATGAATTATGTAATAGAAAACTTAATGATAAAACATTCGATTGTGAATATTGTCATATGAAATTTAATCATGCATCAACTAAATCACGACATAAAAAAATTTGTAAAAGCAAACCGCTTGATAAAATTACTGTTTTAGAAAAAACTGTAGAAAATCTTGTATCTCAAATAGAAGATCTTAAAAAACATCCTACTAATATTACAAATAATAATACACAAAATAATACACAAAACATAACTAATATCAATGTCAAACTCAAAGATTTCGGCAGGGAAAATATGGATGCTGTACCCAATAGTCTCATGAGTTATCTATTTATGGAGCTTCGATTCCGTGATCTCCTTTCACAACTTCATTGTGATCCTAATTTCCCTGAAAATCAAAATATCAGGATTCGTAGCGTTAAACGAAATACGATGGAGATATTCAGGAATAATAAATGGGATATCGTTTCTTTTTCCAAGGGATTACAAGAACTTCTCTTGCAAGGTCACAGGATTTTTAAAGATTTTTATAAAAGTGATAAGGAACGAATTTTGGAAGAAGATATGGATGAAGCAGATTTAAGAGAAATCTTGTCTCAACTACAAAAAATAGAAGATCTCAATAAAAATGAAATAAAACCTCTGATCGAAGATCTTCAAATGATGTTGGAAGAATTTAAACTAACAGGTTCAGCTATTGTTACTATATAATTTTTTTTCATTTATTAAAAAGCTAATGATGTTAGAGTTCTGGAATAAATTTGCTTAATAAATATAAAATGTCTAACACTGGTACTACCGGATTTATTGAAATTGTCAACAGTAATATGTATATCCCATTTTCGACTGCATCAAATTATGATATGGTTTTAAGAACTGATCAAATTCAACAAAGAATGTTCCTAGGTAATACAAACAATTCATCCAATATGCCAGCTCTTATACTTTCATCTAATAATATTATTGTTGGTAATTCTATATTTGGTCCTGGAACTTCAAATAAAATTTGGGATTTCTCTGGTACCATTTCTGATACAAGTTTGAAACCTGGACCTGTCGGACAAAACTTTATTAGTGGTAGTAATATTACAGTATCACCATTATCACCATTTTCTAATATAAATACTGAAGGATCAATATATTTTCCTGGAACAGCAAGCAATTATTTAACTCTCCCTCAACCAACAACTTCTGCTTTAACAGATATGACTATCGAAGCTTGGATATATCAAACATCGAATCCTGGAAACCCACTTTTAAATGCACCATATTTAATTGGAAATATGAACCCTGGTAATTGGTGGAGTTTTGGGATTAATTCATGCAATAATATATCTTTTTATGGTTTTACTGGTTCAGGTCAGCAGGTTGCTGCATCTGGTTCTAGTGTTACTAATAATACTTGGAATCATATTGCTGCCTGTTATTCAAATACAGGTAAAAGTGTACAATTATTTTTAAATGGTGTTTTACAAACTATGACAGTTACTGGTACTGGTCCATATACTGGAAACAATACAACAAATGTTGTATTCGGAAATGGATTATCTAATAATAAGCTTTACCCTATAGCAATTGGTTATTACAGAAGTCTTTTTTTAAATGCTTATGTTACTAATCTTAGAATTGTGAACAGTGTTTTATACACATCCTCTTTTACACCTAGCTCATACCCTTTACAAATATGGGGGTCAAATAATACTCAGCTTTTACTTAGAGCCCCTCTTTATAATCCAATTGAGCATATCAATAGTATTCAAACATATGATAGTGTTCGAACACACTGTTTACCGAGAGATGCAATGATATACGCAGATTGTTATGGTACAAATTTACCTAATTTATCTTCAAATGTTCCTTTGTTTGATTCTAATATTAGCCAAGGTATAGTTTTTAATAGGGCAACTTCTCAATATCTAAGTTTTGCTCCACAGACATTTAATGTGGCTACCAAGGGTTTTACATGTATTACTAAATTTATGTTTACCTCTAATATAAGTACTTATGAAAGAATATTCGAATTTGGAAACGGAGCTGGTGCTAATAATATTTTAATGCAAAGAAATAGCACAACTAATAATTTAATGTTTTATGTTTTTAATGGCGCAAACGGAACAACTATGTTTATACCTCCATTTACATTTAATCAAAATATTGTTTATACTATTGCTTGTAAATATGATCCTTATACTGATAATGATAAAACTAATTTTTTTGGAAATATGTCACTCTTTGTTAATGGTTCAAATATTTCAAATTCAAATATGGGATTAACTGTAGGTAGTGATAGGGTATTAAATAATGTATATATTGGCAATAATGAGTGGGGTAATCCAACTATAAATGGGAATATCTATAATTTAGCTGTTTATAATCGCGCTCTTACTGATAAAGAAATCATTGATGCTTCCATGGCGCTCAACTCCACTCCTTCTCTTCCAAATCAATCTACTGTAGAAATAGGATCTGCAAGTGGAAAACCTGCATTAACTGTTAAAAATGATGGAACTCTTCAAATAGCAGGACCCATAAATGCAACGAATAATCAGAGTTATTATCCTATGGATTATGGAGTAAGTAATTTTACTATTCCGGGTTTTACTTATGGAGCTGTCCCAGCATTAACAACAAGTCCTTTTAATGGAACATCTGAAGGCAGTATGTATATAACCACGAATAATTATATAAATATCACGAGTAGTAATTTTTTGACAAGTTGGTGGACCACAGGTTTTACATGTGAAGCCTGGGTGAATTATCCTAATTTTACAACTGTTGGTCATTCCACAACCCCAAGTATACCTATGACACTTGGTAATATAAATGCATCAGGGGGAACAAATTATTGGTCTTTTGGACCAAATCAATCTTCAAATTTAAGTTTCTTTTATTATAATGGTACTACTGTTTATGTTACAGCATCAAATCTAATGCAACCAAATACATGGTATCATATTGCAGTAACTTATGACCTAACAACAATACGGGTATTTCAAAATGGAATTTTACAAAATTCTGCAGCAGTTTCTGGAACTCCTTCGACGATAACGATACCGAATTTTGGTATCGGTGGCCAACAAAATGGTACAACTGTAGGTAATGCATATATAACAAATGTTCGTCTAATATATGGAACTGCATTATATACAGCATCATTCACACCATCTACAGGACCTTTAAATCCTTCTTCTTCGGGTACAACTGCATTATTGCTTCGTGTTCCACAAAATCCTGGGAAAATATTGATACCTAAAATTGGAGGGACTACACAAGTCCAAGCATATCCACCAGCAGCAATGACAGATTATTTAACAAATATACAAAATACATCTTATGGTAAAGGATATTATATTGCTAGTGCTAATACAGAAAGTATTTCAAGTTGGATGGCATTTGATAAGCAAATATCATTAACTTTAGAGGATAAAATATTTAAAACTGCAGATGGTGCATATTCTACAACTACTGGTATTTATTCAGGTGTAATATCAACATCTGATATTTATGGTAAAACTTATATGGGTAATTGGCTTCAATTACAGTTACCAGTTTCAATTCAAATTTCATCTTTCACTATACAAGCAGAATATGTATTCCCTCTCCGTACTCCACATTCATTTGTTATATTGGGATCTTATGATGGTAATAAATGGTCAGTTATATATAATCAAAATACACAACTATCATCCTTTTCAGCAGGAGAAATTAGAAGATTTAATGTTCAAACAAACAATTATTATTATTATTTTAGATTAGTTTTAATAACTACTGCATTAAATACTGGAGGTACATCAAATGGAACAGTAGGTGAATGGATACTCTATGGAACACAAGAATCTATTAATATAACACCTGATGGACAAGTGGGTATTGGAATCACACAACCGCAACAACAACTTGAAGTCGCTGGGAATGCCATGTTTTATGGAAATGTAAGTGCTGGAAATCTTGGAATGTTTAGAAATCGTATTATAAATGGTGATATGAAAATTAATCAAAGGGGGGTTACATCTTCTACAGCAGCTGGTTATATTATTGATCGTTGGTCATTAAATTCTAGTATAACTACCGGACAATTAACTCAATCTGTTGTTACATTAGGTACATCAGATACACCTTATCAATATGGTTGTAGGTATTCTTGGAAAATACAAGCTACAACAGCATGTAGTTCATATTCATATATTCAACCAACACAACAAATTGAAGGATATAATATTGCAGATTTTAGATGGGGGACACCTTATGGATCACCAATAACAATTAGTTTCTGGATGAGAACAAATATAGCAAATAACAATCTTATTCCGATGAGTATACGTAATGTTAATACAATCAATATACCTATTACTATTACTAATTCTGGTGGATGGCAATATGTAAATAGAACCATACCCCCACCACCAAATGGTTATTCTTGGGGTGCTGGATCTAATGCAGCATTTGAATTTATGATAGGTACAGTTTGGTCACAAGGTTCTGCGACTTCAAATGTATGGGTTAGTGGAGGGACTTTTTTAGGTATACCTGGTGCTATAGATCCATGGGCAACATTAAATAATTATATTGAATTCACGGAAGTTCAACTTGAAAAAGGAACTATTGCAACACCTTTTGAATTCCGACCTTATGCTATAGAATTACAATTATGTCAAAGGTATTTTTATGGAATAAATACAGTAAGTGGATATGTTGGAACTATGTATGGTGATAGTGCAAGTACTAATGCAAGTGTAAAATCAGTTTTAATGATAAATTTACCTCAAACTATGAGAATTCCCCCAAGTTTTTATAATAATGGTGCTACTGTAAATTATGATATGTCATCTTATCAAGGAGGTACATTAGCTGGATTAACAAACTTGGCTGGGGCAACTACTAATAATTTGGGTGTATTATATTCATCTACATCATTAACACAAGGTTATTGCTTAGCAGCTGTTTTAGTTAGTGGTAATATGGGTTTTCATGCAGATTTTTAATATTTTAAATTTATATTTAATTAATAAATATAAATGGCGAACACTGGAAGAACAGGGTTTATGGAAATTGTTAATAGTAATATTTATATTCCTTTTTCTACTGCTTCTAATTATGATATGGTTTTAAGAACTGACCAGATACAGCAAGATATGTTTTTAGGTAATGGAAGTAATTCATCAAATTTACCATCTATCATATTTTCTTCTAATAATTTTGGTATAGGTAATGGTATGATTACACCGGGAATTTCTAATAGAATTTGGGATTTCTCTGGTACCATTTCTGATACGAGTTTAAAACCTGGACCTGTGGGTCAAAACTTTATATCAGGTAGTAATATTACAGTATCACCATTATCACCTTTTTCTAATATAAATAATGAAGGATCTATATATTTACCAGGTATCACTGGGAATTATTTAACTCTCCCTCAACCTACAACAACAGCATTAACAGATATGACAATTGAAGCATGGGTATATCAAACAACTAATCCACCAATTGTATCTTTAACTTTACCATATTTAATTGGTAATATGAATTTTACAATTGGAGGTCCAGGATCAGCTTATTGGAGTTTTGGTATTAATCCTAATAACCAAATAGCATTTTATGGTGGAACTGGTGTTCAAGTGAATATTACAGGGTCTAATATAACAAATAATACATGGAATCATATTGCTATATGTTATTCTAATGCTGGAAAAAGTGCACAATTATTTTTAAATGGAAATGTACAGACTTTAATAGTATCTGGAGGATCCGGAAATAGTACAACAACTGGAGTTTTCCCATATGGTCTTTCAAATTATAATACTTTACCTTTAATGATTGGTCAATTATATAATGTTTCTTTAAATGCTTATGTTGCAAATTTAAGAGTTGTTAACAATGTTTTATATACATCCTCTTTTACACCATCAACATATCCATTACAAGTATGGGGATCCAATAATACTCAATTATTACTTAGAGCGCCTCTTTATAATCCGATTGAACACATCAATAGTATTCATACTTATGATTCATTACGTGCACATTGTTTACCGAGTGATGCAATGATATATGCTGATTGTTATGGTACAAATTTGCCTAATTTATCAGGTACAGCTGCGCCATTATTTGATTCAAATATTACAAAAAGTATCGTTTTTAATAGGACAAATTCAGAATATATCAGTTTTGCCCCTCAAACTATCAATATAGCAACCAAGGGGTTTACAGTGATTTCAAAAATAATGTTTACATCTAATATCGCTAATTGGGAAAGAATCATTGATTTTGGAAATGGGGCAGGTAATAATAATATATTATTTGCAAGACCTAGTACTTTTAATATGTTGGCATTTAACTTTTCATGTAATAATTGTACGACAACTCAGTTTTATTCATCTAACGTTTTATTTCAAAATATTATTAATGTGTGTGTAGCTAGATATGATCCATATGATAGTGGAGGTACATCAACAATATGGTTGAATGGTAGTAATATTGCATCATCTAATCAAATGAGTACTTCTGCTGTAAATTCAATTCAATTAGGAGATGACAGAACTGCAAATAATATGTATGTCGGTAAAAGTGAATGGGCTGATGCTTATTTAAATGCAAATATCTATAATTTAGCTGTTTATAATCGTGCTCTTACAGATAAAGAAATCATAGATGCTTCCATGGCACTCAATTCGCCTCCAAACCTTCCAAATCAATCTACTGTAGAAATAGGAAGTGCAAGTGGGAAACCTGCATTAACTGTTAAAAATGATGGAACACTTCAAATAGCGGGTCCTATAAATGCAACAAATAATCAGAGTTACTATCCAATGGATTATGGGGCATGTAACTTATGTATATCAGGAGGTATAATAGGTAATGTTCCTTCAGTTACAATGTCTCCATTTAATACAACATCTGAAGGCAGTTTATATTTATCAACTAGTAATTATATAACAATCCCTAATACTGTTTTTAGTACAAATTGGTGGTTAAATGGAGGATTTACATGTGAAGCCTGGATTAATTATCCAACTTTTTCAAATGTAGCTTATCCTACACTCACTAATATCCCTTTATCTATGGGAAATTTTAGTACTATTGGACAAGATTCATGGTCTTTTGGGGCAACACAATCATCTAATCTCGGATTTTTTTATTGGAATGGAGTTTTTAATTATATCACTGGATCAAATTTAATGCAAGCAAATACTTGGTATCATATTGCAGTTACATGTGATAATACTAATATACGTATATTTCAAAATGGAGTATTACAAAATTCTGCAACTTTATCAGGAACCCCTTTATTTATATCAAGTAATTTTACTATAGGTGGAAATTATAGTGCATTTAGTGGTATATATAATATGTATGTTACAAACCCGAGGTTAGTATATGGAACTGCACTTTATACTGCAAATTTCACCCCACCTACAGGACCTTTGGGTCCAGCTTCTTCAGGAACAACTGCATTATTGCTTCGTGTTCCTCAAAATCCTGGAAGAGTATTAATTCCAAAGATTGGTGGAACAACACAAGTTCAACAATATCCACCTGCATCAATGAATAATTATTTAACAAACATAAAAAATACATCATATGGAACAGGATATTATATAGCATCTGATAGTGGTGATGGTGGTGGTGGTAACAGACAAGCTTGGTGTGCATTTACTCTCCAAAATATACAAAGTATTGGTACATGGTGGTCAAGTTATGGAAATTATAATACAACTACAGGTATATTTGCTGGTACAACTTCAACAAATGATATATATGGAAATTCATATCCAGGTGAATGGTTACAGATTCAATTACCTGTTGCTATTAACATTTCTGCTTTTTCAATATTATTATCTACTAATGTAGCTCGATCTCCTAGTATATTTTATTTATTAGGTTCAAAAGATGGTATGAATTGGAAGTGTATTTTTTCAAGAAGTAATCAAACATCTTGGACACAAAATGCATATAATACCTTTAGTATTCAAAATATATCAGAATCATATAATTATTATAGATTAGTGGCAGGTGCAATTCAAGTTACAAATGATAGTTTTTTTTCAGTTGCACAATTGTTATTATATGGAACTCAAGAATCTATTAATATTACACCTGATGGACAAGTAGGTATCGGTATTACACAACCTATTCAATCATTAGAAGTTACAAATAATGCTATAATAAATGGAAATATTAGTGCAGGAAATTTGGGTATGTTTAGAAATCGTGTTATTAATGGGGATATGAGATTTAATCAAAGAGGTGTAACAAGTAGTACTATAGGTACTGGTACTACGACAAGTTATTTACATGATCGTTTTGGTACAGAATATAGTATCACTACAGGTGGATTAACATTATCAAATATACCATTATCTGTATCGGATAATCCATATCAATATGGATTCAAAAATTCATTCCGAACAATTGCATCTACTGCATGTAGTTCATATGGATATATATTACCAAAAACAACTATTGAAGGTTACAATATTGTTGATTTTAATTGGGGAACATCATTTGCATCACCTATTACAGTATCATTTTGGTTAAGAACGAGTATGGCAAGTGGGAATACAGTTACATTAAATATAAGAAATGATGGGTTAACATATTCATATAATACAAATATAAATGTATCTGGATCTAATATATGGCAATATGTTAATACTACAGTATCCCCTCCTCCAAATGGATCAACATGGAATTCTGCAAATTCAAGAGGAATATATTTATCAATAGGAGGATATCAAGGGACAGCATTACAATCTTCATCAAATGTATGGGTTAATGCAAACAATCTTGGAACAACAACAACAACAAATGTATGGGCTACTTTAAATAACTTTATAGAATTTACAGGTTTACAACTTGAAAGAGGTACCATTGCTACACCTTTTGATTTCAGACCTTATCAGATAGAATTACAATTATGTCAGAGATATTCTGTTGTATTTAATAATGCTGGTGGTTATTTTGGGACTGTTTATGGAAATAGTTTAAGTGGTAATGCTAATACAAAATCAGTTTTAATTATAAATTTACCCCAATGTATGAGAACAATACCTAGTTTTATTAATAATAATGCTTCTATAGCTTATGATATGACTGGCTATTCGGCTGCAACATTAGCAGGATTATCAAGTATATCTGGTAATGGATATAGTCCATATATAGCTGTAATATATTCAACTACATCATTAACACAAGGATATTGTGCAGCAGGATCATTTAGTAGTGGTTCAATTGAATTTATTGCAGAAATGTAATTTATTAAATTTATATTTAATTAATAAATATGGCTAATACTGGAACTACTGGGTTCATGGAAATTGTAAATAGTAACATTTATATACCATATTCTACTGCCACAAATTATGATATGATTCTGAGAACTGATCAGATTCAACAGAGAATGTTCATAGGTAATGGGAGTAATTCGTCGAACATTGCAGCACTTATATTATCAACTAACAATGTATCTATAAATAACCCTATATCTACCCCAGGAACCTCAAATAGAATTTGGGATTTCTCTGGTACTATTTCTGATACGAGTTTAAAACCTGGACCTGTGGGTCAAAACTTTATATCAGGTAGTAATATTAGTGTTTCAACATTATCCCCTTTTTCTAATATAAATACCGAAGGATCTATTTATTTCCAAGGAGTATCTAGCAATTATATCACATTACCACAACCTACAACTAGTGCATTAACAGATATGACAATTGAAACATGGATTTATCAAACATCTAATCCAGTAAATGCTAATGGAAATCTACCATATTTAATCGGCAATTTTATAACTACATCAACAACAAATTATTGGAGTTTTGGTATTAATCCTAATAACAAAATAGCATTTTATAATGGAATAGGTACTCCAGTACAAATTAATGGATTAACTACTATTAATAATAATACATGGAATCATATTTCTTTTTGTTATTCCAATGCTGGGAAAAATATTCGAATATTCTTAAATGGAAATATAGAAACTATAACAATTACTGGAACAGGTACATCTGGTAATGGTACAACAATAGGTGTTATTCCAAATGGTTTATCTAATAATATTGCTGCCCCATTAATTATAGGACAATTTAACAATAGTAATATAAATGCTTATGTTGCTAATCTAAGAGTTGTTAATAATGTTTTATATACTTCATCTTTTACACCATCAACATATCCATTACAAGTATGGAATTCAAATAATACTCAATTATTACTTAGAGCACCTCTTTATAATCCGATAGAACATATTAATAGTATTCACACACACGATTCATTAAGAGCACATTGTTTACCAAGCGATGCTATAATATATGCTGATTGTTATGGTACAAATTTACCTAATTTATCTTCAAATGTTCCTTTGTTTGATTCAAATATTACGAAAAGTATTGTTTTTAATAGAGATAACTCAGATTTTATTAATTTTGGTCCTCAAACTTTTAATTTAACAACTAAAGGATTTACTGCAATTTGTAAGTATTCTCATACTGGTATATTATCATCATATGAATCTACTTTTATGGCAGTTAGTTCATTAGGTACAAATAATAATTTAATTGTATTTCAAAGAAATGGAACTTCCCAGAATTTAATTTTTCAAATTGCAAACTCAACAGCTAGTTCATATCTTAGTGCTACAAGTGTTAATAATTTTATTAATCAAAATCTTATTAATAATATAGCCATCAGATACGACCCTTTTATTAATAATAATGGATCATCTTCATTTGGTCTTATATCAATTTGGCTTAATGGATATAATACATCAAATTATAATGTAACTACAAATGTATCTTTATCAGATCGTGTGATAAATAATATTACATTAGGATATCCCACTCAAGGTGGGACATTTTTTAATGGTAATATATATAATTTAGCTGTTTATAATAGAGCTTTAACTGATAAAGAAATCATTGATGCTTCCATGGCGCTCAACTCCACTCCTTCTCTTCCAAATCAATCCACAGTAGAAATAGGAAGTGCAAGTGGAAAATCTGCATTAACTGTTAAAAATGATGGAACACTTCAAATAGCGGGTCCTATAAATGCAACAAATAATCAATATTATTACCCGGTAGATTATGGACTAAGTAACTTTATTATTCCTGGTTTTATTTATGGATCTGTTCCAGCTGTAGTTTCAAGTCCCTTTAATGGAACAGAAGGTAGTATGTATATAACTACAAGTAATTATATAAATATTCCCAATCCTATTTTTGGTACAAGTTGGTGGTTAAATGGTGGGTTTGTATGTGAATCTTGGGTTAATTATCCATCTTTTTCTAATGTTGCTATGTCAAGTTTACCAAATGTTCCATTAACAATGGGATTTATAAATTCAAATGCATTAACATGGTCCGTTGGTCCAAATCAATCATCTAATTTAACTTTTTATTATTTTAATGGCGGACTTAATTATGTTATAGGATCAAATCCTATGCAAACAGATACATGGTATCATATAGCTGTAACTTATGATTTAACTACTATACGTATATTTCAAAATGGTATATTACAAAATTCTTCTGCTTTATCTGGTACACCTATAACTGTAACAAATAAATTTACCATAGGTGGTATGTATGGTACTGACCCAGGTATTGCAAATATGTATATTACAAATACACGTTTAATATTAGGTACAGCACTTTATACTGCAAATTTCACTCCATCTACAGGACCTTTAACATCTGCTTCTTCGGGGACAACAGCATTATTGCTTCGTGTTCCTCAAAATCCTGGAAGAGTATTAATTCCAAAGATCGGAGGTACATCCAAAGTTCAACCTTACCCACCAGCAGCGATAACTGGATATTCAACAAATATCCAAAATACATCTTATGGTTATGGGTATTATATTATTAGTGCAAGTACTGATAATGGAGGTGGGTCAACTACATCAGCATGGAATGGATTTAGTAGTTCTCCTTATTGGGCATCTGTAGCTGGTATATATACGAATGCTGGAGTTTATGCTGGATCTGTTTCTACTGTAGATATATATGGAAATTCATATTCAGGCGAATGGTTACAAATACAATTACCTGTAAGTATTACTCTATCAAGTTATAGTGTTCTTCCTCAAGGAGCTTTAGTTAATATACCAAATACATGGAATATATTAGCTTCTAGAGATGGAATAAATTGGATTTGTATAAATAAACAAACTGGAATAACGTGGGGGACTTTTGTAACACAATTATTTAATGTATCAACATCATCAGCATTTAATTATTATAGAATGGTTATTAATTCAACAACCACATCAGCCAATCAAAATTGGTGTGTTATTACCATGTTGAAATTTTATGGAACCCAAGAATCCATTAATATAACAACTGATGGACAAGTGGGTATTGGAATCACTCAACCTATTCAATCATTAGAAGTTGCTGGTAATGCTATAATAAATGGGAATATTAGTGCAGGGAATCTAAGTATGTTTAGAAATCGTATTATCAATGGTGATATGAGAATTGATCAGAAATATAATGGTGTTGGGGCTAGTAATATTGGGGGAGGATATTCAGCTGTAGATCGATATCAATTTAATAATTCTGTAGGGGGTAATTATAATGTACAAAGAATATCATTAGGTACATCAGATACCCCATATCAATATGGATTTCAAAATGCTATAAGATTAACAACTACTTCAGCAAATGGTGCAAGTGGTGGTACACAAACTGCTTGGGGTCAAATCATTGAGAATTCAAATATGTCTGATTTTCAATGGGGAACACAATATGCTCAACCAGCTACTTTATCTTTCTGGTGTAAAACTAATTTTACAGGTAATGTAGGGACTTCAATTTGCCCATCGTGGGTTGCTGGAAGTGGTGGAGAATATTATCATTATATATCTTTTACATCAAATGTATGGCAATATGTCAATTTTGTAATTCCTCCACCTACATCTCTTACATCTACAACTTTATCAACTTTATCATCTTGTGGAATTTATATAGGATCTTTTACAGGAGGGGTTGGAAAAACAAATAATGCATGGAATAATCAATTTTATATTGGATCTCAAGAAGGTACATGGTGTAGAACAGTTGGTAATAATTTAACAATCACTGGTTTACAATTTGAAAAAGGGACTATGGCAACTCCTTTTGAATTCCGTCCATATCATACTGAATTACAATTATGTCAAAGATACTCAGTTGTATATAGTCAAGGTGCTGGTTATATTGGAACTATTTATGGTAATTCTTTAGGAGGTGGGGCAATTTTAATGATTAAATTACCTCAAAGAATGAGAATAGCTCCTTCTCTAAATAATTATAGTGCAATTATATATTATGATATATCAAATAATTTAAGTGGTCAATTAAATTCGCTAGCTATATTGAGTGGTGGTAAAAGTACAAATGAAATGGCAGTTATATCATCATCCACTACATCATTAACACAAGGATTTTGTGCTGGAGCCCAATTATCTAGTGGTTTTATAGAATTATCTGCAGAATTGTAATTTTTCGCGTTTTATAGATATATTAAAATAAATATGATAAATTAACTAACTCTATTAATGATGGATACCTTGGAAACATTAGATATAAATACAATAAATCCAAATAGTATAATTTTAGTACTTGGGAAAAAATCAACAGGTAAAACAGTTCTTGTTAAAAATATTCTAAAAACAGTTGCCAAAGATTCAATCCCGACAATCGTTTGTTCTAATGAATATGAAATTGGCTCGTATAATGATATCAAACCCGATATAACTATACATAAAGAATATGATGAAAAAATCGTTGATGATTTACATTTCAAAGTACGAAAAGCATTCGCAAATAACAAAATAGCCAATAATATTTTAGTATTAGACGATGTTTTATATGATAATAAATGGATGAAATCAATTAATATAAGATCCATTTTTATGAATAATAGAGGGTATAAAATGGGAATGATTATTACAATGCAATATCCATTGACATTATTACCAATGCTTAGAACTAATATTGATTATGTTTTTTTATATAAAAATTGTAATAATAGTACAAAAAGAATTTATGATGAATATTTTTCTGAAGTGTTACCAGAAAATGAATTTTTAGAATTATATGATAAATTGGATATGTGGGATCACAAATGCATTTTTTATGATATATTTAAAAATAAATTATATTCATTTAAGGCTGATGTTTAAAAAATTAATTTGATTTAAAGAGTGAAAACTATATAAGAATAATTCTATAGTATAATATAGAATAGCAAAGGGATTAAGTGGTGAGATGAATAGTTAAATAAGAAAATTTAAAGTGTTTTCATTTTTTCTTGAAATTTTTCGAGTATCTGATAACGGTTAATCAAAGAGTCTTATGAGCTCTTAATCTGGGTTCGACTCCCAGTACTCGAAACATTTTATTTATTCGAATAATTTAGATATAAAATCCTTATCTAAATTTTTATAATCATATTGGTATTTATGATACCATGATTTTTTACTATTTAATCCAATATTTAAATACATTTTGGGATTTTGTTCATGTAAATCGTCTTTAATAAATCCGTTATTACATAACTCAATTTCAGGGAGAATATAAAATAGATTAATATCCGGTATATGGATCCAATAATATTCATTCATACCCATTAAATATTGTTTTTTCTTATTATTTGTTGCACTTCTATATATACAAGCAATATAACTATGTTCTCTATCATTACGTTTACAAGCAACTTTCTCTTGAATTTTTTTCCCATTAATTGTAAAATCATAATAACTTTGTTCTATTTCTGGTTTTTCAAACTGTAAAAATTTACAAGATTCTTCTCTGATTTTCCTATATTTTATTTCATTTTGTTGATTTACATTTTTAGGAATCAAATAATTTTCTAGAATATCTAATTTTAAAGCAGTAAAATATTTCAATAAACCTACTGGTAATGTATTTTTTTCATTTACTTTATATTTATTATAAATCGATTTATCAGTAAGCCCAATATTTAGATTATTTTTGATATGTGCAACTATATCAAAAGGTATTAACCATGTTGTATTATCATTGATACAATAACATAATATTAGCATATTCTCATATTTAGTATCATGAAGTCTGAAAGAATATAGATTATGACAGATTCCATGAGTCGTTTTTAATTGAATTCCTAACCATTTATCTTCATTAATATTTTTAGGCTTAATTATAAAATCTGCAGTACAACCTTCATTTGTTTTAACAACATCAAAATCTTTAGTTAAAATATCATTAATTGTATTAAAAACATCCGTTTCTTGAACATTACCTTTACCAGCGGGTTTATCATTATCTTTATGAAATTCTATCAATTTACCACTAATTTGTTTTTTCATACACTCTTTACACTTTACTCCAGACCCTTTCTGAATAAAATTTGTCAAAGTAACAGTATTATCATGTCCACAAGATGCTTTGAAATAAAATTTGCAATTAGATGCTTTTGTCATCTCATCATATTCTTCTTTAGTTGTATACAGTTCACAATCTTTTCCTTCAAATATATTGACGATATCACCATATGATTTCTTCATTAATAATAATAATCAAATTATCTTTATATGGTTTTAGATAAGTCTTATAAACAAAAATCAAATTTTAAAATTATCATTTTTCACAGGTTCTCAATTGAATTCTCCTTGGAGAAACCTTACATCCTGTAATAACCCTTGGATATGGTGAGAATCCTCTGAATTTCGATAGGAAACCAATAGATATAATTATATTACGCAATTCTCTCATATACAAACTCAAATCATCAGCATTATTATTAAAATAGACGCCCCAAGATGGATATGATAAACGTATAATATTTGTATACTTGTAGTTAACATTTTTCAATTCTCTTAAAACAACAGTTACACCTATAGGTATATATCCTTTCATAGTGGGATACTCTGGTTTATGAACATGAAATACATAAACAACTTCATTATTTATTTTTGAAACAAAACAAGGATCATATTGTCCATCTTCGGAATCTTTTATAGCAACCGTTGGAGGAGGCTTTGCAATATTATAACTCTTTGGTGATTTATCTTCTTCATAAGTAGATGGATATATAAACTCGTGTAGTTGTATTTTTAAAGTCTTTGGATTTGTACCAAAGACATATTGTAAAAATTCATTACAACTATCTATAACCTTATTATTTGATTCTGTTTTACCTTTCAAATGAAAAATATCACAAGGATATGCGGCTTCACTTTTTAAAGCCTTCTTTACATCCTTGATTAAAAGATGTGTATCTCCTTCTTGAATAATTAAATCAAAGTGATCTTGGTGTTTTTGTATAACAAAGTGTACTCTTTTTTTATAATGACCATGAATAAATTCATCATCATTCATACTAATTTGACCCCATTTAGTAGGTTCATTAAATTTTGTCAAAAAAGGATTGTACTTTTCATCTGAAAAAGTTATATGTTTTAAACCCAACATATTCAATTTAAGTTTATCATAATTACTGATTTGACCTTTTATAATATCACCAGTTTCATTCATTATACTAAAAATATCCTTTTTAACATTTGGTTTAATTACAACTTGTATTTTTTTAGGGGATGGTGATTTTTCTTTAATAACCTTCCCTTGATTTTTCAAAAGTTCTTTACCAATTTTTCCTGTTATACTTACAAACCTCCTAGTTTCTGGATTATATATTTTCCCTTCAGGAGTCTTAGTCTTTACATTTGGTGACTTTACCTTCGGTGATTTTTCTTTTGCATTTGGTGACTTTTCTTTTGCCTTTGGTGTAGGTGTTTTTATCTTAATATCTATTGTAGGACATGAATTAGACATTATTTACTTTAATTAAAGAATTTTAAATCAAATCATTTGGAGTTTATTTTTCTCACGATGTTCTTCCAAAACCAATTGTAATTCTGTTATTATTGGTTTTATTTCATCTTTATTTAAGTTTTTAATATTCTCAAGTTGTTCTAGTGCTTCATTTAATTCTCTTGGTGTCATATCCTCTTCTAAAATACGCTTCTTGTTTTTATTATAATAATCAATAAAAATCTTATGTCCATGAAGCAATAAATCGTTTAACCCATTAACAAAAGATACCATATCCCATTTATCATTTCTATAAATTTCCATGATATTACGCTTCGTACTTTTGATACGAATATTATGATTTTCTGGATAATCTGGATCACAATGTAATTGTTCGACTAAATCACGGAACCTTAATTCTAAAAATAAGGATGCAATAAGACTTTCTGGAAGAGCATTCATGTTTTCCCATCCAAAATTTTTTAATTTTACTGCTGAAGATGGAACATTAATATTAATATTATTTTGAATATTCTGAGTATTATTACTAGAATGAATAGGTTGATTCATAATTTTTTCTATAGTAATCTGTTGTTCATTTAATTTATTTGTTAATTGTTGAACTTGGATAATCAAATTATTCTCCGGATTTTTTTTACAAATTTTCTTATGTTTTGTTAAATTACTTGATGTATTAAAAAGTTTGTCACAATAAGTACAATTATATGTAACATCATTATATATTTTTTCAGTTAATTGTCTAATTAATAAATCACGAGATATATCATTATTAATAATATTACATTCTTTTTTCTTTTCAAGATGTCTTATAAGAGACTGTTTAAATTTTGTCATGTAGCCACATCTTTGACATTCTAAATCCATTATAATATTAATATATAATTTTGCTTTTGCTTTAAGTACTTTTATAAAAAATAATTTGCTGTTAGTACTTTTAGCAATAATATATTTATTTATAGTTTATATATATTAATTGGTGAATTTAAATAAAATTTCATTAATATAGGTTAAAATGCGATACTTTTAGCAATTTACATTTTAGGGGGTAGGGTAAACACGATTTTAAACTTTCCTATTTGAAAACTCAAATCTTAAAATAAGTTTCATAACTTTTTAATTATAAAATAGACATATCAGGAAATTCTATTATTAAAACATTGTCATCATCAATATATTTTTTAATATCTTCTTTATTTTCAAGATTAGTAAAGCAACTACCTCTAATTATACCATTTGTTCCTTTAAATAAAACTGTAGAGTTAGCTAAAGCTCTACGTGGTTCTGTTTGTAATAATGCAAACATACAAGATATACCTGAAAAATCATTAAAAGTTTCATTTACATGTATTTCACTATAAGAAAATGATATGATAGGAAACATATATTTATTATTTAAAAAATATGTGCATTGTCCTGGATATAAAATTAAATTATTCATACTTCTTCCACCAAACGTCATAGTTAATTCCTTTTTGTTATAATTTGGTTCTAAATAAAAACCAACTAATATATCACCATTTCTTGATATATTATAATAATCATTTTTTAAATTATCTCGATCTTTAATTATTGAATCTTTAGTTACTACTACTTCATTTGTAAGTATATCCTTTAATTCCCCAAATTCATTTTTACTTATTTTTTCTTTAATTATTTTACTTATTTTTTCAAATTCCATTTTATAAATATAAATAATCAATTTCTTATATAAAAACTAATTATTTTAGATATTTATATAAATCTTGAATATGGGATACGAAATAGATGATGCCCCAAGTACAGTTACAATACCATTAAAAAATTCTAAAGAAATTATTAAAATATTACAAGATTATACAAAAATATATAATTCTGAAGATATCGTACATCTATTTCTCAGAGCTCGTTATGAATCTTATATTAATACAAAAACTGAAGAAATCCATGTTACAAATATTATTCATCAATTTAAATGGCATTATGACGAAGAAAAACTATGGAAAGATTTATCCCCTTTTATAAATTCTAATACATTTATATCTTGGTTCGCTGAAGATGGTGATATTTGGAGATATGTATTTGTTAATAAAGAGTTTATTGTTGAATATGCTAAGGACATATTTTATCTGCATAGATATGATATCATTAATTTATTAAAAAAGACGGATATACCTGATGCTTTAAATTTTGTTAAAAATATTGACTGGATTATGTAATAAATATATAAAATTTGATAGTTTTATTATTAATTTGTTATACAATTTATATCATAATCAAATGGCATATCCAGAATATAATCAAGTGTATACTCTGTATGAAATGTTGAATTCTCTAGATTTACCTGATTGTCCATTTCTTCAATTCTTCTATAATAATATTGAATGTGTTATTCAAACATCACATATTTCCAATGAAGAATTACTAAATATTCCAGGTATGAGTGAATCAAAGTGGTATTATGAAACTACTACACATGAATGGATACCAATTTTTCAGTATGCAGAGAATAATATTGACATTCTTGAATTGGTTGATATTAAACCATCAAAAGATGAAAATGAATATTGGGTTACACCTAAAGGTTATCCGAGAGCACAATATGTTTAAATATTATTCCAAGTCTAAAATATTTTCATCCTTGACATATTTATCAATCATATGATTTATATAATCATCAAATTCCAAATAATACTGTTTCTTTAAATATTTATCTATCCATATACCTTTTAAATTATTATCATTTGAATTTAATAATTTTTTAATATCATATTCAATCATGAATAATTCTTCATTATATTCATTATCATCTATAAAATTACATTCTTCTATTTTTGGTAATAAAATATCATGTAAATAACCTGATGCTTTTAATAATCGTTTAATATTTTTTTTTAATTCTGATTGAATTATATAATCACAATATGAAGACATCAAGATATTTAAGTAATTATTATTTAAATTGTTTAAGTAATTAAAATGAAATTTGGAAAAACTTGGAAAGAATCTATTATATTATTACCAAAATGGTATAGAAAAAGATGTATACCGTATAAAAAATGGAAAACTATTATTAAATGGAAAAAATATAATATTGAAAAAATGGAAAATAAATTAAGAAAAAATATTAAAAATATTAATTATGTCACAAATTGTATTTTAAAAGGTGGGAATATATTTAGAATTTTACATAAAGACTTATTTTTAGATAAATGGCAAATTAATATCATTAAATTTATTAAATTAAATGCAATCACATTAAGAAAAATATGTAAAAAAATTGACAAAAATTACTCTCTTTCAGGACATTTTTTAAATTTATATTATAATTGTTTAAAATATGATTTTATGAAACAATTAATTATTTCAGAATTAGAAAGTAAATATTTAATATATAAATCATCGTGTTCTTGTTGTGAAGATTTAAAATATAAAAAACCTATACTAGAACTCATTAATAAACATGTTTATTGTCCACATTGTTTATCTGAAGTTGTACAAGGATCAGAATATGAAGAAACATTTGAAAGAAGAGGAATATATCCTATTTAATTTTTAATATTATAAATTCTTTGTAATTGGTCTAAAAAAGGTGGAAATATATTCATTTGTGATCTTTTATGAAGAACATAATGATATGCATCAATTAATGTATAATTAAAAAGTTCAATTAAAACAGCAAAAATTACACAAACAGCTCTTGAAGCTCCACTCCTACAATGAACTAATACTTTATTTCCTTTTTCTAATTCATTTTTAACAAATGAAACTGCTTCAGGTAAAATTTGTGATAAATTCTCAGATGGATCATCGTCTACAATAGGTATATGTTTAATATTTATTGATTCAATATTTGGTGGAATAAATTCAGAAGCTACACACAATACACTAGATACTTGAAGAGATTTATACCAAGATTCTACATCATTTTCTGCTTCTTTATACCCCCCTAATATAAGATTTGGTTTTATTAAAGACATTGTAATATTTAATCAGTGATGAAAATATATGTATTGTATATTAATGAAAAATAATAAATCAAATTTTTATATAATAACAAATGATTGATTTGAAAAAGTTTCAGAATTTTATTAAAATATTTTGTTAATTTTGGCTTTATTATTTAAGAATGTATAGCTTTGTTAAAATAATTAAAAAAATAAATGATAGATAATCCTTATGTTATTTTAGGAATTGATAAAAATGCATCTGAAGATGAAATTAAAAAAGCCTATAAAAGATTAGCATTAAAATTTCATCCCGATAAAAATTGTCAAGATGATTCTGAATTTAAAAGGATTAGTTCAGCATATCAAATGTTAATAGATCCTTCTAAAAGACGTCTTTATGATATGTGTGGTTCAAAATTAGATTCTGATTCATCAATATCATCAGATGAGTTAAATAAATTGGTAACACAAATGTTTAATCTAATGTCTAATTTAGTAAAGCAAAGATTTTCACAACAACCGGTTCCTCCAACAAAAGAGGAATGTAAACCCAATAATAATGATATTAAAAGCTCTAATATAAATTCTGTTAATATAAAATCGATTAATCTTAATATTCCAGTAACTATTGAAGAGTTATATAATAAACAAATCAAAAAAATAAATATTAAAGTCAAGAGGTTTATCGAAGAGACGAATGAAACCAAATTGGAAACAACACCAATATTTTTATCATTATTAAACTATAAAGAGGTTTATGTTTTTAAAGAGGTGGGAGATGAATTTATATACAGTAGTGAAGGTATTATACAAAGATTAAAAGGGGATATAAAAGTTAATATAAAAATAACAGATCATCCTATAATAAGAATCGATAAATATCTTTTCCAATATGATTTAATTATAGATGATACAATTTCATTATATGAAGTGTATTTTGGTATTAATAAGACATATAAATTTTTCAATAATGAAGAATTGTTAGTATCTAAAAATTTTAGAGATAAATTAAAAGAGAATCATGAAGCGAGTCATTATTCATTTAATCATGTTATAAAAGAAAAAGGACTGCCTTATTATAACGAAGCTGAAGATACAGAGATGCGAGGAGATTTGTATATATTTTATTCATTAAAACTGAATATAAATGATTCAGATGATAATAATCAAGAGTTTGAGAATTTGTTGAAAAAATATTTTAATAATGATTAATACTTTATTTTTAATATAAAAATAATTAATAATATTTTATTATTTTAATGGAATCTATTTTACAGTATACACTTGATTGTTTTTATGAATTCACGAGTAATTATAAAAGTGATATAAATAAAAAAACGACTATTGAAAAACTTAATATTCAAACAGTTAATAGTTTATTAAGAGAGGATGATTATTTAGATATATCAATTGTTGATAATATTAAAACGATGAGATATGGTGAAAGACGTTTAGTTAAGATGTTTTTGAATGATGGCATTATTATTGATTTAACTTGGGAATTTTGGGATCATAAAATTAATGAACCTAAATTATTAAATTTTTTATTCGAATACACTTGTTTTATTATTTATTATTTGAATCGTGTTTCTCCAGTAAGTAGGTCTTTGGTTATTTATTTATATAATTATGATGGTAAGAAAAAAATACCTTTAGAAAGTAGTATATTAAAAGGGATTAATGTGAATTCAGGGGTAACATATTATTCTCAATCGATGTCAACTGTTATGGTATATAGGAAAGAGGAGATGATTAAAGTTTTGACACATGAATTAATTCATGCACTTGGTATAGATGATAAAAATGTACCCCATTATAAAATTAGTAAATTTAATGAAAAATTTTGTGTAGACAGAGATATTAATATTAATGAGACATTTACGGATGCTTTAGCATGTTTAATAAATATTACAATGTATTCGATATTAGAGGACTCTAAAGATTTAAAAGGGTTAAAATCTAGATTTAAGATACATTTTAAAAATGAGATTTCATTTATTAAAGCGCAATCCTATAAAGTTTTATTATTAAATAAATATAGATTATTACCGGAAGATATTAAATGTACGATTAAAAATGATGAAAAAACAAATGGTATAGCCTATTATGTTTTAAAAGCGATTATCTTTGAAAAATTTATTAATTATATTTTGAAATATAATTATGTACTTAAAGACGCTGATGATTTTATAAAATTTATTGATATTGGTGTAAATAATGTTAATTGGGGCACATTCGGTAAAAATGATTATTTTAAATTAAGTGATAAACGCACCCTACGTATGAGTAGCATAGATATTTTAGAATTAATTAATTTAAATAAAACTATATAAAGCTAAATCAAAAACATAGTATATACAAGAAATGGCCCCCAAAACAAAATCTACTCCTGCTAAGACTGCTGAACCTGTTGTTGAAAAGAAAGAAGTTAAAGTTCAACCCACTGTTGAAGTTAAACCTGTTCCTGTAGAGGAAGTACCTGTTGATACTGTTGTGTCAGAATCTGACAAGTTCTCTCAGATTCTTGATAAACTTCAAGCATTTATTAATGATGCTAAGGAAATGACTCTACTAGTTAAATCTATGCAAAAAGAGCACCAAAAACTCCAAAAGCAAACAACCAAAAAGACAAAGAAAACTAATGGCGAAGCATCTAAGAGGAGTCCCAGTGGTTTTGCAAAGCCAACAAAGCTTTCAGATGAACTGTGCAACTTCCTAGGTGAGCCAGTTGGAAGCTCAATGGCTCGTACCATTGTAACTAAACATATTAATGAATATATTAAGAAACATAATCTCCAAGATCAATCTGATAAGCGTCATATTATTCCTGATGACAAGCTTAAATCCATTCTTTCAATTAAGGAAGGTGACAAGCTAACTTACTTCAACCTTCAAACTTATATTAAACAACATTTCAAGAAGGATGTTGTAGTTGCTTAAATATATTATAAAATTGCAATATTAATTTTTTTAAAATTATATTAAAAATATAATAATTTGTATCAATATTCGATAGATATTAAAATCTAATATATATTAGGACATATAATATTTCATGAATAATGAAAATATTGAATTAGAAGATGATGAAAATCCGTTTGATGAATATTCTGAATATACAAAGATAGAGAATCATTTAGAATTTAGTAAAAATTTATTTTTAATTGATAAAAAAGGTAAACATATTTTATTTCAAATTGAATCAAAAAAATTAGAAAGAAAGAAGAGAACAGGGGGATTTTTATTTAAAAGTGATGTTGATAAAGTTTATACAAATTTAACAAATATTCTTAATGTTAAAAGTTATACTCCGAGATTATATTATACATTACAGTTTTATTTGGATGAATTATTATTTAATGAAGTTCCAAATTGTAATAAATTTTATATAGAGGATTCTGAATATGAGTTAACAAAAATATATTTTGATCAATTAACATGGATAAGAAATCAAGACATACAGGAATTTCAATTAGATATTGGAACAGAATTCAATATAAATGAAGCTATGTGTTTAGTGTGTTTTTTAAGAGAATTTGAGGATTTATTATTCGCAATTCAAGAATACGTTAGTGATATAATTGAAAAACGTTTAAAGAGGATTTTAATTAAAACTATATCAAGGATACGTTATAAACATAAAATTATATGGGATATAGTCCTAGAAATAATAAATAAAAATATTAAAAACGAATTATAAAAAAATTGAAAACTATTTAAGAGTAAATATAGTTATATAACTACGGTGTAAAAACCAATTAATCCTGTTCTTATAAAGCCTTATTCATTCTATACAACTGAATACAACAAGTAAAAACAATCTAACTCTAACCTAATTAAAGCAAATATGGAAAATATTATTCTACCAGCAAATTTCTCAGTAAAGGATATTCAATATGGAACACCAAGGACACTAGATAGTGGTGGTAAGTCAATCTACCTATCACTCAATAAGGCTCCTATTGTTCTTCAGACGCCAGAGATGTGGGCGCCTTTTGGAAAGCAGAAGTGGGAAAATGACAAGGGGACTCCCAAGTTTACCCTTGATCTGTCATTCAAGGGACAGGAATCTCGTCCTGTTCTTGAGACATTCTATAATAAGATGACAGATCTTGATAATAAGCTCATTGATGATGGAGTTGAAAATTCATTTGAATGGCTGAAGAAGAAGAATGTATCAAGGGAAGTTGTTTCAAATCTCCATACAAAACTAGTTCGTCACCATGTTGATAAGGATTCGGGTGAAATCACAAACAAGTATCCTCCTACATTCAAGCTAACACTTCCTTGGAAGGCTAGGAATCCTGCTAATCCTTCAGAGGGTGGAGACTTTACATGTGAAGTATTCGATAATAACAAGAATCGTGTTGATCTAAATACTATTGAAACAAAGGGTTGTAAGGTAACTGCAATTATCCAGTGTCTCGGTCTTTGGAGTGCAGCTGGTAAGTTTGGTTGCACATGGAAGGTACTACAAATGCGTATTGTTCCTCCTCCAACTATCAAGGGTTATGCATTCAAGGAGATTGAAAATGACAAGGCTGAAGATGAGGATGTAGATGAGGAGAAGGAGGATGAGGAAGTTGATCCTGATGAGATCCTTCATCATTCACATATTGATAAGACATCAAATGCTGATGATGAAGATGATGTTGTAGATTCTACAGATGAGGAAGATGATCTAGAAGTTAAGAAGCCAGAACCTGTTAAGACTGTACCTGCTAAGAAGGTAGCAGCAACTAAGAAGAAGTGATTATTCGTTTAAATATTATAATTAAAAACATTAATAAAAATTAGATAGATTTTAATATATTTTATTATTTATTCTCATCTCTTTGTAGCTCAGTTGGAAGAGCACTGGACTGTAATAGTTATATATCAGAACACTACTGATATCCAGGTGTCCCCAGTTCGATCCTGGGCAAGGAGATATAATGCAGCTGTGGCTGAGTGGTTTAAGGCGGCACCCTGCTAAGGTGTTGGGTTCTCCCGCATGAGTTCGAATCTCATCAGCTGCGATATATTATTTAAAAATAATAAAATTATTTTTTTAAGTTTACGGACCCGATTAGTTCAGTGTATAGAATTTTTGCCTTCTAAGCAAAAGGTCATGGGTTAGAATCCCATATCGGGTGCCATAAATTTTTATGTTTCATAATACTTAATCCATTTTTTTAACAATTTTATCTAGTCTTTTAAAATTCATTTGTAAATAATAATTAAGATAGTTAATATCAAATTTTTATTCAGAAAAAATAAAACATTTATTCACTTGAACCCATCAAAACTAATTAAATCCCGTTCAAGATGTGTACGGATATTAGCATCGATTTCTTCAAGAGTTGGAATGGGTTGAAGTGAATATTCTATAAAACCTTGTAGCATTTCAGGTGTGACGGGTATTGGTTTTACATCCTCTCGTTTTTTATTGATCTTGTGGATCAAAATATGACGCCATAATTCTTCAATTACTGTTTTAGAACTTGGATTAGTAGCAACAAAGCTTGTAAAAGCTTCATACATATCACCCTTATCAATGAATGCAGATGGCATTTATGTAAATTAAATGATATTTGTTTATATCATAAATTTTAATTGTAAAAATCACGAATTTAAAATTAGAAATTTTTTATATTAATTGATATTAAAGGATATGTGCGAGAAGGAAGCACGTCTAAATCAATCATGTTTGTATGTAGATATGCAAGTTGATGACTTTATTACTTTCATGTTTATGAAAAATACAGAATCTGTTATAGATCTCTCATTAGAAGGAATTGAAAATAATAAAGATCTATTATGTTTTTTTATAGATACTATGTGTAAAGGTCTTGTAATGTTATTTGGTAAAGATAATAGATTAGAATTAGATGATATATCAATTGATGATTTTGATATAATAAGGAAAAAGATGGCACTAGCAGGGATATTTATAAATCTATCTGTTGATCAGAATATAGATAATATACCAGCCCATGTTAATATAAGAGACCTAGATTTATATCAAAATGATATAGAATTAGATGAATTTATTTTTAAAGTCACAACTATTAACTATATTTATTCTATTACTTTTGAAATATCACATAATCATTCTCAAAATTAATAATTTATGATATCTTAATAAACTGTGATTTTTTAACTAAAATACAATGAAAATATGCTGGAATATCTATGTATATATTGTCTTTTATATTTAATCTTACTATCAAATCAGGTGAATGATTTAATATACATTTTTTTAAATAAAATTCCTCAAATAAATGTTTAAAATTATTCATCATTTTTTTAAATATTTTAATATCCTTTAAAACTGATAAATAGACAGTAATAATATACATATTATTCTCATCACTTGTTATATTACAATAAATAGCTTCATTTCCACTATATAAATACAAGTTAGTTCCGTTCCTATAAATATTTAAAGTTTTACGAAAATTCAATAAATATTCATCATGTAATGTATTTAAACTAATTGGGAAGAAACCAAGTTTTTTTCTTGTTAATTCTTTTAAATAATTTTCATTTGTAATTGAATACAATCTAACTAATGTTTTAACTGTCAAGTTTTTTGATAAAAATTGAAAAGTATTTATCATTATTAACACTTAAATATTTAAGATAATTAAGTCTTTAATTAAGAATAAAAAAGGAATAATTAATTAAAATGAATAATATTTTACCACAGATTATTGGGATATGTGGAAAAAGAAGAAGTGGAAAAGATCTCACGGCAAATTTTATTTGCTCCCAATACAATTATGCAAATAAAAAAATAGCAAGTGATTTAAAATCAATAATTAAAATATTGTTTGGATTTTCAGATTCTCAATTAGAATCTGATGAAAAAGATATCGTTGATCCTGTATGGAATATTACTCCGAGACAACCTATGCAATTTTTCGGAACAGAAATTATGCAATATAAAATTCAAGAGTTAATTCCTGATATTGACCGTAATTTTTGGATCAAATCATTTATCAATAAAAATATCCATAAAGATTCTCAAAGAATTGTAATTTCTGATTTAAGATTTCTTCATGAATATGAAGAACTTAAAAAATATAATGTTGTTATTATACGTATCGAAAGGAAAACAGATACAAACAATTTGGTAGACGAACATATTTCTGAAAAAGAATATCTCAAAATACCTGCAGATGTAGTCATCCAAAATGATGGATCCATTGAAGATTTGTATAAAAAAATACAATCTCTAGACTTATTTCTTTAAATCAATCTCTCTTTTCATATCTTTACATTGTTTTTCCCATTTTTCACAAGACTTCTTAGATTTCTCATCATCTAGTATCTTTGCTAGTTCTTTACAATCTTTTATTAATTTATCAGCACAACCTATTTTATAATTTTTATCATTGATTTCCTTGGTTGATTTTTTATTATTTTTCATTTTAATTTACTAAAATTTTTAAATTTTATATAAATCAATCAAACTTTATAACTCTTTGTCCTGAAAACAAATTCATATTTTTAACAGAACTTTTTGATAATTGATTTCTCTTTTTTCTTTTTTGATATACAACACCATTATCTGTCTGAATAGCTTTTACTTTAATATTATCATCATTATTCTTTTTAATCATATTAGTTTTTTGTGTACTTACCATATCTTTTTCTATAAAATCTATATTATTATGAATATAATCCAATATATCATTTTGTAATATCCATCTAAACATATTTAATTGCCCTATAGTAGTTTCTATACTCTTGTCTGTATCAAAATAAAAAGTTATTCTATCTCTCCTTCGAAAAGGATCAAATAATTGTTTCGAATAAGCTTTTAATTGTGATCTATAACTTAGATATACATTAAAATGTATAACATTATTATTTTTTTCCTTTGTAATAATTGTATTATTTTTTTTTGAATAATTAGTGACAAACCAGTCAATTAATCGTAATGATATTCTATTTTCAGGTTTAACAGATAATGATGGTTCTATAATAGCAAGTATTTTATTAATATTATTTTTTTGACTATAAAATTTAGACAAAGATATCATTAATAAATCTTTGGAGTTAATAATTTTTGAACTCTTTTTACCATCATGTATTTGAGTTTTATCCATAATCTCATTTATTCATTATTTTCCTTATATGTGTTTCATAATGCTTAAAAATATATAATTAATTAACATTATGGGAACAGTTCAAAAATTTCTTAAAAATATTATGAAAAATGATTTTGTTAAAGATGAAAATGATCATTTTATTAAATATACTAATAATAATTATGATATTATTCAACAAAAAACAAAAGAGGGGAAAAAAGAGTCATGTGTTGTAATTAATAAGAAATTAGAAAAACCGATAATATATAATGATATTAAGATCGCTTTTAATAATATTTCAGAAAATCATCAAAATAGAAATCTTAATATGTAATATTATATTAAATATAATGGGTGGAGTTTTATGTAAAAAACATAATAAAACTGAACCTTTACCAGATATTATAGATAATCAAATAAATACACCAGTCTCCGTTATTGAAGAAAATATTCATAAAGATCATAAAGAAGATGTATCAATTAATAATGAAGAATTATATAAGAATCATCATGAAGAACATCTTACAGATGAGGAAAAAGCTATTAACGAAATTGTAGAAAGATATCTAAATAATCATCTTGTGAATTGTAAATTCATTCCAGACTTTATAGAAAGAAAAATGTATAGAAATGTACTTAAAATGATTATGGGAATTCTTGAAGATACCATTGAAAAAACAGAAATACATGTTTTAGGTCATAAAATAAATTTTACAATAACACCCATTGTAAATGAAAAAGATAATGATAAAGAACTAGTTCTAAATACAAATACTAAAAATGTATTAACAATTAATCCAAATATCATTACTACAAAACTTAATGATAATCAAGAAAATGAAATAGTATCTCATTCTATCACAACAACATCTATTTAGCATTTTTATGGAAACATATAATATAATTTGGATATGCACCATTATCATATGGAATTACATAAATATTCGGAGATTTAATATTGTCTACAGCACAATCATATTTTTCGGTATCAATTTTCATACCCGAAGTACCAATAATACAATTACCTACTAAAATTTTACAAATAAACATAAATGATAATTCATCTTGACTTACATCGGTATAATTTTTACTGTAATCAGCTCTTTTTGCAAAATAGGTACCTTTACCATATGCAGATACTCTATTTTTAGTTACATCAAAACCATTATATAAGATTGTATTAATATTTGATTCCTTTGTTCCATGAAATACCTGTTTTTCATCTATATTATCTACATTTCTTTTTAACATTATATCTTCTTTACATTGTTCATATTTTGCCAATAATTCATCATTTTTAACTTCATCTATCCATAAAATACATGAGTTAGGGTAACTCTCTTTAATTAAATTACATAGATAATCATATCTTTTATCTCCAAGTGATAAATTAACTGTGAAAGAAGACATATTATAAAATTTAAAAAAATAAAAATAACTTTCAAATTTTTATTTTACTTTTTTTCTTGTCAAAGTGTAAAATGAATATTTTTATATTTTTTATTATTATAATAATAATATGGATTTTGATAGTATATTTTTCTACTAAACTTTTAAATAGTAATAGATCGTCACAAGGTATGTTAATAATATTAGCATCATCTATATTTGTTTTAATATCTGGATTAATTATTTTATATATTATTTATATTGTTTTCAAATCTAAAGAACCCATTACATTTCCAAAATTCTCTGATGATGGAAAAGGAATTGTTATAATTTAAATTAAAATAATTTCGCTGTATATAATAAATGTCATCTTGCACTTATACAGCTCAAGGATTTCTTTTATGTCCAAAACAAAATAATGTGGCTTCTGAAAGAGCACAACCTCGCTATAGTACTATAGGTTTTGATAGAGATGCAGAGGCTGGAGTATTTATTGAACCATTTGAACAATATCAACAAGGAGCCCCTTCTATTACAGAAGATTTTGTTGTAAGCCAAACATCATCATCATCAACAATACCTCCATGGGTCACTGATCCAAATGGACAATTTAGTAAACAATGTAAAGATTGTTCAATAGCTAAAGGATCTTGTGATACCAATAAAAACTGCTCTCTTGTATGTACTTGTTCATCATGTATTAATAAAAAAATGACTAATACACTTATTAACAATAAAATATCAACTAAAGCCGACAAACAAACTATACCTCTCTTCTATTGTGGAGGGAGAAAATATAGCACAAAAGAGTGTGATGATACATCTACTTTAACATGTGAACAAGAAGATCCTAAATCTGAATCTAAATCTGCATTTATTGAATTTCAACAACAACAACAGCAACAACGTCAAAATTTCCAAAACTCACCTTATAATATGGGTCAATAATTAATTAATTAGTTTGAGTATCTATATTTTCCTTTAAAATCCTTTAAATACATTTTTTCTTTTTCTTTCTTAAAATATTTATCTCCATTTTTCTCAGTGTAAATCTTTCTAGATTTATGTTTAGGATCTTCAGTCAGATAAATATATTTTCTATTCTTATTATTATAGCCACCATAAACTAAATTTTCAATTCTTGAGTTTGCTCTTATTATATTGTTTCCAAAATCATAACCAATTTTACCTTTATCATTTGGAATAGAAATCTCATATCTATATGGAATTTTAAATCTAATTGATTGTATAGAATTATATTTATTATTTATTTGTTTTTCTGTTATTGAATCAAAATTCATTTTATCCTCAAGTATTTCAGTCCAATCTTTTTCATCTTTAATTGGATATTTATCAAAATTTTTAACAACTATATCTTTTATTCTATCATTATCACCCTTCTCATCAAGATTTTGTTGGCTAGCGACCACTACTGACCTCCGATGATCATTCCCTTGCATGATACCCCCAGATGGGTTCACAGGAGTCAGTCCCCAATTTAATTCTTCATCTATATCATTTATTTCATCAAGTTCTAAATTTAAGTTATATTTTTTATTAATATCTTGATATCCACCACCTGCCATCTTATCTGAGAATATAAAATTAAATATAGCTGGAAATACTGTTCCACCAGAAGTCATCATTGACCTTGTATCATCATCGTCATAATCTGTGAATAATTCTTTCCATCCAAAAGATAGTTCATCTCCGTCTAAATTTGTTAATAATCTTTGGATTTTTTGTATCCAATAAAAACTTTCCATTATATAATAGTATTTTGTTGGATGATCAATATTATTTGAAGGTCTTTCGATATCATAACTTTTTCCATTTCTATTTTGTCTTATCCATCTATTATTTACTACTTTACCTACATTTAAAATTTTAAAAATATTGTATGATTTCTTTAATATATACATAGATAATCCTCCTAAATCTGTTAAAATTGCATCATATTTCCCTAAACTTGTAGGTTTTTTAACCCACCGATCATTTAATAAAATATCTTTTTTGCAATTATCAAGAGGTCTATTAAATACACTATCTTTTCCTAATTCTTCACAAATTGAATCATATCTATCAGAATCATTTATATTTATATATGAACGTCCGTAATCAATTAAATATAAACAATTTTCTTTACATAAAATGTTAAAAGAATGTAAATCATTATGAACGAAACCTGTATTTTTTGATAATTTTAAAATTGCTTTATAAAATTTATTTAAAGAATCTAAAAAAGTCAAAACCTCTTCTTCATATTTAAATAGTGTCGAGACATATGATTGATCTCCCTTTTTTTTTAATTCTACTAATTCTTCATATTGATTATTTAAATTATCAAGTTTTTTATCTAATGTTATTGGATTTCTTATTGCTTCAAAAGCAATACATTGGTAAATTGTTTCAGATTCTATAGGATTTAAAAATAATGAATAAGTATCACCAGGAGCAATGAAATATTCTGATAATTTCATAAAATATTGAGAAAATTCAGGTACTACCTTAAAATGATCTCTTAATTTTTTCAATACTATTACTTCTCTTTCTAATCTATCATGTAAATTATTTGTTGGAAATTTTATTAACATTCTTATAGGTAAACCAATCCCTCTTTTTTTGGTTTCGTAAGTTATAAAACTACAATTTCCACTATTGGTTACAGCTTCTATTTTACATTCTCTTGAACAATCTATATCTGTAGGTTTATATTCGTTTCCAAATTTTATTAACCTTGAAAACTTTTGAGATAACATTTAAATATAATTAATATTTAAAGACAAAAATAATTCATGGATCACAAATGATTTCATAATATTACATTTAACTTATTACTGTAAACCTTCCCTTCTTTTTCATTCTCATTTTTTCGTTACTAGCAAGTTTAGTTTTGTTTATCATTTTATCAAATTCTTCCAAAAATTCTGTAGACATTTCCTGATACCAAGATACTTGACCCCAATTTAACATATTAATATTTTTTCTCATTAACCATTCTGGTAATTCCTGAAATTCACAAAGATAGTACCAATCTAATTTTTCTGGATATTTTTCTGCACACATATCTATAAATTCAGGAGTTAATTTCTGAAATTTACTTATTGTAATTGAATCTAAATCATTAATATGTTCTTCTATTAATGATAAATCACATTTACTTTTAGTTATAAGTATATTCCAATTTATATATTTTGTTTTTTCTCTAATAAATTTGTTTGATAAATTACAATGTGTCGAAATTGCATCCCATGTATTCTTTGAAATATGTTCACAACTTTTATTAACAACATTATCTAATATAAATTGCTCATCAGGTTTACAATTAATAATAAAATTTGACCAATCACCAAAAATTATATTATTAGATAATTGAATTATAGATACATATTTTTTTGTAACAAAACTATTATCTATACATTTTTTTGTGTATTTTTCTACATGATTTATTAAATGTGGTTCTATAATATCTTTATCTAATTCTTCTATTAATTTTACACCATAATTATATTCATCTAATAATTTATCACAATATGAAGCAACTATATCAACATGATTTTTAATATGATCTAATGTTAATATTCTGTTTTTAATAGCAATATCTATTGGGATATATTTATTTGTAAATACAATTTCTTCTACATCATCATAATTCTTTAAATCTGATAAATCAGACCAACCTAATTTATTCCATTTTATTTTATCATGAAAATTATTTATAAAATCCTTGTTTTTATTATATTTATAGCCATCCCCAGATATTGATCCCCAATCAACTCGATCTGTATATTTTTGTAATACACTAATACTAAATGGTACATATTTACAAAGTCTAAACATATCTAAATCAACTTTTTCTAATAACTCTAGAAAGTCCTTTTCATTCAGAGATTTTTCTCTAACTATAAGATCTATAAATAATACATCATCATATTCACACCCCCCACATGTTCCACCACACATACAATTAGATTCTGAACCAACAACTTTGAATAATACTGATGGGTCCTCTAAAATTTCTTTTTTAACTAAATATTTATTAATAGAAATTCTACTATAATTTTTAACTTCGGTTTTAACTATAGGTTTATCTTCTTTTTTATTAGGATTATTGAACCAGTCCCAACCCATTATTCAAATATAATTACATTTAATAATTATTCCCTTAAATGGTTTATATAGTAACAATAGCGGAACCTGTTATTTTAAATTCCTCCAACATCATTTGAAGATCTTCAATTAAAGGTTTTATTTCTGTTTTATTAAGATCTTCTATTTTTTGAAGTTGAGACAGGATTTCTCTCAAGTCTACTTCATCCATATCTTCTTCCAAGATCCGTTCTTTATCGTTTTTATAAAAATCCTTGAAAATCCTATGACCTTGTAAGAGAAGTTCTTGTAATCCCTTAGAAAAAGATACAATATCCCATTTATTATTCCGATAAATCTCCATCGTCTCTCTTTTTACACTACGAATTCTAATATTTTGATTTTCTGGGAAATTTGGATCACAATGAAGTTGTGAGAGGAGATCACGGAATCGAAGTTCCATAAATAAATAACTCATGAGACTATTGGGTACAGCATCCATATTTTCCCTTCCAAAGTCTTTGAGTTTGACTCCATTGATAGAAACATTATTGATTTGTGTGTTATTGGTATTGTTTGTGATATTAGTAGGTTGATTTTTAAGATCTTTTATTTGAGATACAAGATTTTCTACAGTTTTTTCTAATACAGTTATTTTATCAAGGGGTTTACTTTTACATATTTTTTTATGTTGACTTTTACCAGATGCATGATTAAATTTCATATTACAATATTCACAATCGAATGTTTTATCATTGAGTTTTCTTTGATATAATTCTTCTATTAATAAATCCCTATCTAAATCATTTTCTATAAACTCACAAGGTTTAATTTTAAGTAAATGGGTTTTTAACCGTGGTTTTGATGAAAATACACTACTACATCTTTTACATATAAAATCCATTTTTTAAATATATTTATTTAATATTTGTTTATATATTAATAATTAATGAATATACAATGTATAAACATTAAGTGATAATAAAATTACTTATTTATATTTAATTGATTTTACCCATTTAATAATTGTATAATTATATATATTATTTAGAATACATGTCATAATATTAAATGTTAATGAATATACAATTTTGAATATTAAATAAACAAGACTATATACAGTCTCTTTTAAAAAAATAATAATAAAAAATGAAAAAGTCAGTGTTAGATGTTAATGAATATACAACGGGGGTGGGGGGTAAACACGATTTATAAACCCCTGGCGGTGAAACTCAAGAAGTTTGAAAAGTTTCAAAATTTTATTAAATATTTTAACATTTTATAAATATCTTTGAGAAATGAAAATAAATTATTTTAAATTTTATGACGTAGTGAACAGTATATAAAGAAATAAATAATAATATTTATGAAGAGGAAGTATGGCTCTATATGACGAGTATGAGGCGTATATGAAAAAATATATTGAAGAATATGGTAAAAATACAATTGTTCTATATAGATGTGGGAGTTTTTTTGAAATTTATAGTATTAATGATGGTCTAGTAGATATGAAAAGTATTTGTGATATTTTAAATATCCAAATGAGTAAAAGAAATAAGGGAGTGTTAGAAGTGAATAGATCTAATAGTTTAATGTGTGGTTTTCCAATGTATGCACTACAAAAATTTGTTGGAATGTTGATTAATGAAAATTACACAGTTGTAATAGTAGATCAGGTATCTGAAGCACCAAAACCAAAAAGAGCAGTTACTTCTATTATTAGTCCGGGAACAGATATGAATAATATTCAGTCCTTTGATACAAATATTCTTATGAGTATTTATATTCAAAAAACATTAGATTATAATTCCAAAAAGAATATTTTAATTATTGGTCTATCTATGATAGATCTAACAACAGGAAAATCCAAAGTATGTGAGATATCGTCAACGCAGTCAGATCCATATTTATCATTGGATGAAGTATTTAGAATTATTCAAGTAGAAAATCCGAGAGAGATTATTATTTTTGGAGATTGTAATGAGGTTGATATTAATGTAGATGTGATTCAATATTTAGATTTAACTAATAAATGTATTCATAAAAAATCAGAATTTAATAAAGAGTTGTTAAATATTAATTATCAAAAACAATTACTTCAGAAAGTATTTCCAAATACTGGATTATTATCAGTAATTGAATATTTAGATTTAGAAAGATATCCGATAGCTATCATTAGTTTTGTATATCTTTTACAATTTAGTTTTCAGCACAATGAGAATATTTTGAATCGTATTCAAAAACCCGATTTAATTATAAATACAGATAATCTTATATTATCTTATAATTGTGTTAAGCATTTAAATATTATATCAACAGATTCAAGAGTAAATTCATTATTGTCCCAGTTGAATAAATGTTCGTCAGCAATTGGGAAAAGGTTATTTCGTGATTGGTTTTTAAATCCTCTCACAGATATTTCGTTGATAGAAAAGAGATATGAAAATATAGATTTTATGATGAAAGATAAAAAGTTTGAAAAAGTGCAAAAATTATTACAAAATGTTTATGATATTGAGAGGCTTTTACGTAAAATTGGATTAAACACAATTAATCCATGCGAGTATCAACAATTATATACAACATCAAAAACTGTTGAGGAGATTTTATTAGAAACAGTTTCTAATTCAAGTGAGTTACATTCAGATACTGTAAAAGAAGTAGGCTTATTATCATCATATATAGATACGAAGCTTGATTTAATCGAAGCTTCAAAATATAATATAGATACGATAACAGGGTCTTTTTTTAATAATAATGTCTATCCAATTATAGAAGATAAAAAAGAAAGGTTGACTGGTATTACAAATTTTTATCAAGAATTGTTAAAAAAATTAAATAAGGATGTAAAACAAGAATTATTTAAATTAGATGATAATCTGAATGATGGTTATCATTTGATAATTACAGTTAAAAGATATAATGATATTAAGAAAAATATCGAAGATTTTAAATTTAAGTATTTAGATTATACTTTTGATTTTAAGAAGGCGACATTTAAACAAGTTTCAACCAGTTTTAAAATTCACCATCCAACTTTTAAAATTATAAATGATGATATTTCAAAATATTCAAATGATCTAGTAGAATATGTAAAGGGAAAATATAATGAATTTAATATTGAATGTTTAAATAATTTTGAAGTTACGATGAAATCGATGGTTAGGATTATTGGTGAGACAGATTTTTATTCGACAGTTGCTAAAAATTCATTTAATTATAGATATTATAGACCTATAATTAATAATAAACATAATGATGACTCTTATATAAATGGTGTTAATCTCCGTCATCCTATTATTGAACGTATTAATACAAATACTGAATACATACCTAATGATGTATGTATAGGTGAAGATGAAATTGGTGGTATTTTATTATATGGTACTAACATGGTTGGTAAATCAGCTTATATGAAATCTATAGGAATTAGTATTATAATGGCCCAATGTGGTATGTATGTACCATGTGAAAATTTTAATTACTATCCATTTAAAAGTATATTTACTAGAATTCCGTCGGGTGATGATTTGTTTAAGAATCAATCGACATTTGCAGTTGAAATTAATGAACTTAGGAATATATTAAAAAGGGCAAATTCTAATAGTTTAGTGATTGGTGATGAATTAGCTAGTGGAACTGAATCTATATCTGCAGTTTCTATTGTAGCTTCTGGAATTATTCAATTAACTAATAAAGGATCTAAATTCGTTTTTGCTACTCATTTACATGATCTAACAAATTTAGAAGCAATTTCATCATTAAAAACTTTAAAGATTTACCATTTAAGTGTAATTTATGATGAGAGTACTAAGAAATTAATCTATAATAGAAAATTACAAGATGGACAGGGAAGTACAATGTATGGACTAGAGGTTTGTAGGGCACTTGATTTGCCATCGGATTTTCTTTTAACAGCAAATCAATTTAGACAAGAATTATTAAATATTAATAAGGATATATTAAATACACAGAAATCACAATATAATAGTAAACATTTTGTAGATACTTGTACAATTTGTGGTGAAAAAGCTGAAGAGGTACATCATATTAAACAACAAATGTTAGCAGATACGGATGGTTTTATTGGTCAGAATCATAAAAATTCAAAACATAATTTGATGAATACGTGTTCCAAATGTCATGATAAAATTCATAATGGGAATATTAAAGTGAGTGGATATGTACAGACAGATCAAGGAGTAGAATTAGATGTTAAATTAGATACTAACATAGATGATATTAATGATAATGTTACATTATCCGATAAAATTAAATTATATAGAAATAATATGAAATTATCTATTCAAAAAATTAAAGAAAAACTAAAAGATGAGGGTATAGATATTTCTATTTATAAAATTAATAAATTATTAAAGTGATTTTTTTACGATTTATTAAAATAATTATTATATTATTATGAGATAAATGTTATGGATTGTTCAAGATATAGGATCTAGACCCTATCAAGAAGATAGACACTCTTGTCATTTTAATTTTTTTAAAAATTTTCATTATTTTGCTGTTTTTGATGGTCACGGTGATGATAAAGTGTCTATATTTCTTGAAGCTTATTTCAAAGACATTTTAAAAAAGGAATTAGAGAGTTTTTATCCAAAATTAAGTATAGAACAATGTTTATTTAAAGCATTTAATGATCTCGGAAAAATATTACCAAATGAAATTTCTGTAAATGCAGGTAGTACAGCATTAGTAATTGTAAAAGATGATAAGAAATTATATGTAGCCAATGTTGGCGATAGTCGTGTAATTATTAACAATTTTAATAAAGCTATCCCAATTTCAGAAGATCATAAACCATCAGATCCTGCTGAATATGAAAGAATTACAAAATTAGGTGGGAGAGTTATTAGAGATCCATATGGTACAGCAAGAGTTAATGGTAATTTAGCTTTATCTAGAGCTGTAGGTGATTTATATTTGTTTCCTTATGTGTCAAGTGTTCCTGATATTTATACTGTTAATTTAACTAGAGCAAATAAATATTTAATTGCAGCATCGGATGGTTTGTGGGATGTATTTGAAAATCAAGAATTAGTAGATTTTATAAATTCAATGTTTGAAAATAATGAAAGTATAGAGGACATATGTAAAAAAATGTTATCTGCTGCTAGAATTAAAGGGTCTGGTGATAATATAACAATTTTATTTATTATGTTATAAAAAGTTTATTTTTTATATCAATACATTACAACATATATTATGGATGAAAATAATGTAGATAATGTAATAATACCTTGTGAGTTTTGTAACGAACAAATATTAATGGAACAATATCCTGCTCATTTAATTCAATGTTTTGCAAGAAATAATGTTAGGTTAATGGAAGATAATTCTCAATATTTATTGGATGAAACTAATTTAAATTTTACACCAGTTGTAAATCAGAATCAGCAAGGTGAAAATCAAATAAATCCAGGTTTTAGTAATATGTTTTTGACTTTTGTAAATGCTACAGATTTAATTAGTTTAGGATTTAATATAACAAACAGAAGATATGGATTTGAAAACAATAGAATTGATAATGAAATTGTTGAAGATAATAGAGATAATGAAGTTGAAAACGAAACAGTTGTTGGAGATAATGAAGTCGAAAACGAAACAGGTAGTAATATTGAATCAGGAATAATTCAAAGAAATACTTTAAGAAATACATATGTATCACAATTTATTGAAATCGAAAGACGTTCTGATACAATTAGGAGAATGGTAAATCAATTTTGGAATAATGAAGGTTTAAATTCAAATATAATAGGAAATGATGGATCTTCATTGTCTAATTTTATGAATCGTATAAATAATGGACTTGTGTTTAGTTTATCAAGTTCAAATGTTTTACCTTATTTATCAATGTATAGATGGATACCAGATTCTGATAATGATGATTATGATTTTAATACAAATTTAGCGAATATATTAGGTAAAGTGGAAGTTGGTTTAACAAAAGATCAAATAGATCAAGTTAGTGAAATTTATGAAAATGAAAATTTATTAGGTGAAAGATGTCCAATTTGTTTAGAGGAATTTATAATTAAATCTGTAACTGTGAATGAAAATATTGATATTGAAAAAGATAACCAAGATCAACGAGATACTAACAAAAGACGTTTAAAATGTGGACATATTTTTTGTGACGTATGTATTATTACATGGTTAAATAAACATAAAAAATGTCCATATTGTCAGATAGATTTGGAAGATAAATTTTTAATAAAAAATTGAAAATACTTTTTGATAAATTATTACTTAAAGACAACATAATTTAAATTTAATTAGATGGATTCCAAGACCTTAATATTAAGTAAGGATGATTTTGATCATCACACTTGGGACATTGTTGATAGTTATTTCAAAGTAAATAAAGGTTATCAACTCGTTAAGCATCAATTAGAATCTTTCAATGATTTTATATTGAGAAAACTTGAACAAATTATTGATGGATTTAACAATATTGAGATTCATCATCAATATATACCAGAAGTTAATAAGTTTAAATACATATTAATTATTGAAATTAAAAATCCATGCCTTAATAAACCAGTTATATACGAAAAAGATGGGAGTACAAAAATTATGACACCAAATGATGCTCGTCAGAGAAATTTTACATATAGTTCAGTTTTAAATGTAGATGTCCATATAACATCTAAAACATATAATTATGATAATAATGGTAATAGTGAACAGGAATATATAATTGAAAATAAGACTTTAAACAATGTTTTATTGGGAAAGATACCAATTATGGTAAAATCCAATTATTGTGTCCTTAGAAATGCACAAAATACAAAAAATGAATGCAAATATGATTATGGTGCTTATTTTATAATCAATGGAAATGAAAAAGTAGTTATTGCTCAGGATCGTATTCTAGAAAATAAGACATGTGTATTTGTGAATAATAAAGTTTCAACCTATTCTCATATTGCAGAAATCAGATCAGTACAAGAGAATAAATTAGGAGTTCCGAAAATAACAACATTAAAGATGTCTGCAAAAGAAAATCAATTTGGTAGGTATATTAGAGTCAATATACATCATATTAAAAATGATATTCCGCTATTTATTCTGTTTAAAGCGCTTGGTCTTAATAATGATAAAGAGATTATTAAATATATTGTGTATGACATCGATGCAAAGGAAAACTCTTTACTAATAAATGAGTTAATTGGTTGTATTGAGGAAGCTAACTCAGTTCTGTGTCCTAAAGGTGCTCTGGAATATCTTTCAAAATATTTAAATATTACAGGATATCCTAAGGAAATTTTAACCAATAAATTTCATAGAATGAATATTATTAGAAATATTCTAGAAAAAGAGTTTCTACCACATGTAGGTAAAGATTTTAATAAAAAGGCTTTATATTTGGGTTATATGGTAAATAAACTTCTAAAATGTTTCTTGGGACTGAAAGAATTTGATGATAGGGATTCTTATGTTAATAAGCGTGTAGATACACCAGGTGTATTAATGGCAAATTTATTCAGACAATATTATGGAAAGGTTATTAAAGATATGAAGAATATGATTCAGAAGGAGATTAATATTGGTGGATGGAAAGCAACGAATCATTTTGTAAATGTAATTACAAAAGTAAATATTTCAAAATTGATTAAATCAACAATTATTGATAGTGGAATGAGATATGCTTTAGCTACAGGTAATTGGGGTATTAAAAGTAATAAAAACAAACAAGGTGTTGCACAGGTTTTAAATAGGATGACGTATCCTGCAACACTTTCACATTTGAGACGTATTAATACTCCAATTGAAAAATCAGGTAAATTAATTCAGCCTAGGAAATTACATAGTACTCAATGGGGTATTATATGCCCGTCGGAGTGTTTTGATCCTAATACCCCAATATTACTATGGGATGGGACTATTAAAAAAGCAGAAGATATTATTGTTGGGGATTATTTAATTGATGATAAAGGTAATTCTGTTAGAGTCAGAACTACATGTTCTGGTCATAAAACCATGTATGATGTAATTCCTGGTAAAAAAAATTTTATGAGTTATACAGTTACGGATAATCATATTCTAACTTTAAAATCGCGAAATCATACAAGAAATCCAAATAAATCAAATAAAAACTATAACTTTAGATGGTTTGACAACGAAACTTTAAGATATACATCTAAATCGTTTGATAACAAAGAGGATCTAGAAAAATTTAAGTCTAAGATTGATGATGTTATTGATATCACAATTGAAAAATACTTATATTTACCTAAAAGGGTTCAAGATGAGCTATATACATTTAAATCAGATGGAATTAATTGGGAAACTAAAGAAGTTGTACTGGATCCATATATTTTAGGTATGTGGCTAGGAGACGGATTATCAACTGGTTATGGATTTATTACAGCTGATAAAGAATTACTGGATGAATGGATTGAATGGGGTTTAGATAATGATGCTACAGTAAAACCAAGTAATTATAGATATAGGTATCATATTAGTTCTACAATTAATAAAACACAATCTGGAATTAGTTGTAATAAAACCGAAAAAGCACCACTTAAAAAATTATTGGATAAATATGGTTTAGTTAATAATAAACATATTCCATTGGATTATTTGGTAAATGATCGTAAAACAAGACTTGCAGTTTTAGCAGGATTAATTGATACAGATGGTAATGTAAGAGCAAATGGACATGAAATTAGAATTCCTCAAGGAGAACCAAATTATAAAATTATTTATGATGCTGAATTTTTAGCGAGAAGTTTAGGATTCTCATGTCATGTAAATGATGGTACGTGTTCATATACTGTAAATGATGAAAAAAGACAAAAACCTTATAAAGAACTAAGTATTACAGGTCAATATTTGTATGAAATTCCAACAGTTCTTCCTAGAAAGAAATTAAATAAATTTGATAATCCAACATCAATTAAAAAATGTTTAAGTTATTTACAAAGTCCTATTCAATTGGTTCAAAAGGGTGTTCAACCTTTTGTTGGATGGCAACTTGAAGGTAATGGAAGGTTTCTATTAAGTGACATGTCTACCGTTCATAATACTCCTGAGGGAGCCTCAGTAGGTCTCGTTAAAAATATGGCAATGACTGCAAGTATTACCATTTCATCAAATTCTACAAATATTCGTGAGATAATTTCAGATTTAGGAACTGTTATATTTGCACATGAAAACATTGGTTTATTTTTCAAGAATACAAAAGTGATTATTAATGGTGATATTGTGGGAACACACGAAAATCCAGTAGAGTTTTATAATAAACTCAAGATGTTAAAGAGACAAGGGTGTATTAATATTTATACAAGTGTTGTATGGAATATTAGAGATAATGAGATTATTATCTGTACTGAAGGTGGTCGTTGTGTTAGACCATTGTATATTGTTAAGAATAATAATATTCGTCTTAACACAAATATCATTGAAGATGTAAAACATGGTAAATTATCTTGGCAGGATTTGATTATTGGAGTTTCAAATGATCTCGAAAAAGATGATAGTATTATTGAGTTTTTAGATGTAGATGAACAAAATAATGCTATGATTGCTATTAAATATCCTGAACTATTCAAAGGGAATAAGGGTAGTTTACATGCTGTTCAATATACACATCTTGAGATCCATCCGTCATTAATGTTGGGAGTGTTGGCTAGTTTGATTCCTTTCTCTGATCATAATCAAGCTCCAAGAAATACATATCAATCGGCGCAGTGCAAGCAGGCTATTGGAATCTATGCACTCAATTATCAAGACCGTTGTGATACTATTGGTCATATCCTAAATACACCACAAAAACCATTGGTTTATACAAAAATGTCTACAATTCTTAATAATGATCATATGCCTAATGGTGTAAATGTTATTGTTGCAATTTGTACTTATACAGGGTTCAACCAAGAAGATTCTGTGATTATGAATCAATCAGCGATTGATAGGGGGTTATTTGAATCAACATATTTTAAAACATATAAAGAACAAAATAATAAAAATCATTCAAATGGAGAAGAGGAATTCTTTACAAAACCGGAAGTTAAGGGAACAAAACCTTATAATTATGATAAAATTGATGATGATGGATTTGTACCCGAGAATACTTTTGTAAAAACGGGAGATATTATTATTGGTAAGTGTATGCCAAATAAAAATGGCAATAATATTACTTATAAAGATAATAGTGTACCATTAAAAAATAATGAAAAAGGTTATATTGATCGTAATTGTTATAATGACAAATATTTCTGTAATGTGAATGGTGAGGGTTATAATTTCTGTAAGGTGAGAGTAAGGAGTACAAGAACTCCTACCATGGGGGATAAATTTTCAAGTCGTTCAGGACAAAAAGGTACATGTGGTATCACATATAGACAAGAGGATATGCCTTTTACAAAGGATGGAATTGTACCAGATATTATTATGAATCCTCATGCTATTCCTAGTCGTATGACTATTGGACAATTAATTGAGTGTATTATGGGAAAAACATGTACACAACTTGGTACATATGGAGATGCGACACCATTTAATGATTTATCAGTAGATGAAGTATCAAAGATTCTCAAGGGTTGTGGTCTAGATAGTTGCGGAAATGAAATTTTGTATAATAGTCGCACAGGTGAACAGATGACAACGGAAATCTTTATTGGACCAACATATTACCAAAGACTAAAACATATGACTTTAGATAAGATTCACTCTAGGGCTGCATCGGGACCCATTGTATTACTAACCAGACAGCCTGCGGAAGGGAGGGCCCGTGATGGGGGGCTTAGAATTGGGGAGATGGAAGTGGAGGGAATGTGGGCTCACGGATGTTTACAATTTCTCAAGGAAAGGATTATGGAATGTTCTGATAATTATCGTGTATTTACATGTAAAACTTGTGGAATGATTGCTACAGTTAATCCAGAAAAGAATATTTATATATGTAGAAATTGTAAAAATACTACAAATTTCTCAGAGATTCGTATTCCTTATGCTGCCAAATTACTTCTACAAGAAGTCCAAACAATGTCGATTGCTGCTAGATTTATCACATAAATATAAAAACGTTTACCCCAAAAATTTGAATAAAATATTATTATTTTTATATTACATCTTAGATTCAAGAAATAATCAGATTCGTAATTTAAAATAAGTTTATTTTTTATTACATTTATATTAAATTAATTAAATGAAATCAAAAATAATAGAAAAACCGTGGGGTCATGAAGAATGGTGGGCCCAAACTGATAAATATGTTGGTAAATTATTATACATAAATAATGGTCATAGACTTTCTTTACAATACCATAATATAAAAGATGAGAGTATGAGAGTTCTTAAAGGTGAATTAACATTTATTTTAGATGATAATAAATTTCAATTAAAGGAAGGAGATATAATACATGTTTTACCAGGTCAAATTCATAGAATGGAAGCAAATAATGGAGATGTTATTGTAATTGAAGTATCTACACCAGAAGTTGATGATATTGTTAGAGTTAATGATGATTATATCAGGTAATTAAAACATTATTATTTTTAATATATATTTTTTTCTTATTAACAATAATATATTTACCTCCTTGTTTACCAATCCGAATTTTATAATTTTTACTTTTATATGAATGTGTAATTCTAGAACCACCTAAAAATCCATATAAACCTTCATTTATCTGTTGTTGACTTCTGATTAACTCTGTAAACCCTTTGATATTTAGTTCATCCCGTTTATCAAAAACGATTTCACCTTCTTCATTTAGATATATTAATTTTTCATTTTCGGGTTCGTCTAGTTCTGGTAACGAAGGATTCGCACATCTATATATAAATGTAATATTTTCATTGTTTCTAATATCATTATCATTGATTCCAAGTATATCATTAGAATTGAATGAGCAAGTTAACTTATTCTGTGTTCTTTTATTAGTTTCTACAGAGAACTCGCAACAAATTTCTTCATGTAAATCTATATATATACGTTTTAATTTTATTATTTTTATTTTATCATATAAACTCTGTGTCAATCTTAAAAATCCTCTTTTTTCAGAGAAAGATATAAAAGAATAGCCATATAAAAACACTTTATTGTTTTTAAAATTATTGACATCAAAATATATAGAAAATATCTTTTGAATTTCATCTTTTAAACTCCTGTTATTTCGTTCATTTCGTGTAGTAATATTAACATTAATAGAATTAAATTGATTGACGACATGTGGTGTTATTAGATTAAAATAGATATGATTGACACTTTCATTATCCTGATTTTGAGTTCTTCCGCGATTATAAACGAAAGTATCGTCATATTCTTGTAAAGTTTTAATTTCATCTTGTGAAGGAATAACCCTATGTGGATATTCTTTATGATTTGATAACCATTTAATTATAGCCTCTATTTCATATATTTTAACTGATTCAATTTCACTCCCTTCTCTTTTTCTTTTAACTTCAAATACTTTACTTCCCCTTAATTCTATATCTTTACGGGAATTTAAAGTTATTGAGCATACATTAGCATTTGCATTCATGATTAATAATATAAAAGGTAATTTTATACATGTAATAAATATACATTAAAAATAATCAATTAATATTTTGTATAACATTTATTGCTCAAGACTTAAAATATTATCCCATATATCAATTAGATCTGATATTACACTTATTTCTTCGATATAAGTTAACCAATCATTTTTATTCATCCATATAAGTTTAAATGCGTCACTTTCTTCATAATTATATTTTTTATATAAATCATATTCATTCCAAGAATAATTAAAATTAGACATCCATTTTATTTGCAATTCCCATAATTTATCAGGTGGGTTTGATGATATCCATTCTTTTTTAAAGAACCATATTTGATTAAATATTTCATCAAAATCATCATCTTTAGATATCATAAATGTATCAGTATGTTTATCATATTTATAATGATTATACCAAATTTGAAAATTGTTTTTCCAATCTTCTTGCATTATTATATAATAGACAACGTATAATTCCTTTAAATATTGAATACTTTTAAATTATTTAAAGATTAAATGAAAAAATCAATAATTAAAATTATGATATTATAATATCCCAAGGTGTATAATATGGATATTGGCGTATTTGTAATTGATTTGATTTATAAATAGATTCTTTTTTATTATTTCTATCATCATATTTTATTGGCTTTTGATTTACAAATTTTTCCCTATTTAAAACTTTATTACCAATAAAAGATATACTACCAATTAATATAGTTAATCCAATAAATTTATTGATTCGATTATTTTTAATCCTTTTTTTGAGATATTCATTTTTAAAATCATTCCAATATTTAGTTTCAGTGTCTTTATTAATATCTATATTAAAATAATATTTTCCATTATTTTTTTGAATAAAAGGTAATAATTTAGTAAATGAGAATGTATATAATTGACAACAGCTTAATTTGACTAATTGTTTCAATTCTTTAATTTTTAACATATTAAATATTTCGTTTATAAATTTTTTTTCAGATATATCTGAATTATAGTATAGTGTTAATACAATTTGTTCATATTTATTAAATGTACATATAATTTCATACTGCATTTAAAAAAATTAAACCATTATTTCTTTAAATAAGTTTAATTTATAAGTGAAAAATTATATTGGTATATTGTAATAAATAGATTATGTTTTCTTTTAAATTTAATTCACAAACTGTGGCACGTATGGTTTTTTTATTATTTATAATAATAATTTCAGTGTATTTTATGTTTATGAATCAGCGAAATAATCAGCCCTTACCACAAGTAAGGGAAAGATTTACTAATGAAGAAGGTGTTGTAGTAGAGGGAGAAGTTTCAAGTTCAGTGACTCAAGAAGAAGCTCAAGATCAACTTTTACCTAAAGATAAAGAATCAATTACTAAAATAATTATTGAAATTTATGGAGAATTATATAAAGGTGATCTAAAAAAATCAAAACCTTCACAACAAGCAATTGATTTCTATTATGATTACACAACTAAAAGGAGTGTAACGCGATCAGATTTACAAGATGTAATAGAAAGTAGTGCCCCAGCATTAGAGAAAACTTTTAACGATGGTTCTGCGCCAAATTATACTTCTGCAACCGAAATATTTGGTACAGAAGATGATGTAGTAGAATTATTTAATGAAATATTATTTCGTAATCCAGATGATGTAGAATTATATAGTTTTGCTAAAATGTTAAAACAGGATAAATCTTTTAGTATTGATAAATTAAAACAATTATTATATACATCAGAGGAATATAAAAGACTTGAGAAAACCCAAACCAATACAGCTTATTCAAGTTTAATAGGTGGTGTAACTGATAGACAATTAACATTAATTGTTACTACAATTTATGGTCAAGTTGTAGGAACTCAATCGATAGATGCGGATTTACTTAAATTTTTGAAAAAGAAATTGATTCAATTTAATTTAGATGAAGCTGTATTTACAGATTTCTTAAAAAAATATATAGCTAATCAACCATTTGTACAATCAGAGTCACGAAGTTCCTTGCAGAATGGCGAGTCAAAATCAAATCAATCGAATGCAGTAACACAAGAGGATTTACAAAATCTAAGGAATTCTGTTTTACAAGAGGTAAAAAGTAGTTTTGCGAATGCACCAAAAGCAGATCAAAATCAACAAGGATATACAGATAATAAAGGCCAAACCCAAACAGCTGTACAAAATCCGAATAGACAAGTTATTGAAATATTACTTCGTACTGCTAAGGATGATCAAAAAGAGAATTATTTAGACTCTCAAAATGTTCTTGATAAAATAAAGGAACAAGCTTCGTGTGTATTTGATAAAAACGCAACAGATTCACAATATTCCAAACCATCACAAGATGCTGCACAGTTATTTGATCAAAGAAATACAGAAGAATTAAAGAATGCTTGTGTTAGGAATAAAAAATATTTAGATGTTGATGAAAATATGACTTTGGATCCAAGTTTAAGATGGTCTGTTCCTCAGAAGAGGCCTCCAGTTTGTGTTGGAGGTGCAAATAATTATCAACCTATAACTGATCAAAGTTCATTAATTGGAACATTATTACAAGATGCAATTGCAAGTGATTCAATTATTGGTAAAGGAGACCCTGCTATTTGATATGGAAAACTAATGGTTTTTTAACTTCTTAATTTTAAATTATTATTTAAAATTAAAAATGAGAATTTATGAGATTTTGTTGTATATAATTACATTCATACTTGTTCTTATATTTCATAATAAAAAAAATGAAATTTTTTTAACATTATTACTTATATTAATACTTCTACAATTGTGTATTATTTATATTAACAATAAATCTATTTTAATTACTATTATAATAATAGGATTATGTATGCCTTTAGTTGAAATAATATGTGTTAAATTTAAAATATGGAAGTATTTAGAAGTTAATTATTTAATAATACCATTATGGTTATTCCCATTATGGGCAATAGCTACGTGTTTTATTATAAGTATTTATAATAATATAAATTTAAAAAAATTATTTTAATTTTTCATATACTTCATCTAAATAAATTAGAGTTTTACATAATCTATATTTAATATCAGGATGACAATCCTTTGTTTTTTTAATTTCTTGTTTGATAAAATATATTCTATTTTTAATTATGTCGATCATATCGTCTCTTAAGAGATATGTGTTTTTATTTCTATTATTATCACTTATGATAAGTGATATATATTCTAATAAACAATATAATACCCATGGTACTAAATTAGTTTTTTGAGTGTCAAGATTATTTTTAACATAATCTAACAATGACATTAATATCCCTAATGTAACACTCTCTATATATTCTTGATCATCAATATCTTGATTAGGCATTATATTAAAAAGAGATCCATTGTACATATTAATTAGGAGATGTTGATAGCGAGTTCCCTTTTTCATTTTAGATACATAATCTAAACTATCTAGAATGTTTAATAATTTTTGTAAATTTATATCAGAATGAATAACTGATATTTTTTTATTTTTAATAATATTTATAAAATCTTGATGGGCTTTAAATTTATTTGTGATAATAGATTCAAAATTATCAGTTATAATATTATTAAATTCTTTATTAATAATATTTACATTTGTAATTGATGAAAGTGATATTTCTTCTGTTAAAAATAATGATAAGATAATATCATTTGGAATATCTAGAATTGTTGTAGAATCTTGTTTTTGTGACATTGAATTAATATGTATCATTTTTTAAAATCAATTTTTAAAAGATTTTATACTTAATATATAAAATGAGTGAAACAAATAGAAGAGATTTCTATAATTCTGCTGGAAATAGCCCTTTTAATAATCCACAACCACCTCCTCGACAAAATTCACTTCCTCCCTTTAGAAGAAGAAGTGGTTTAAATAATTCAGCAAGGAGAAATTCTAGTAGTATTGGTAGACCAAGATATCCAAGTTTTAATGCTTCTTACAGAAGTTCTAGAGATGGTGGTCCTATAGAATCAATAGACGAAACCTTGTTTGAAAATTCACAAAATTCACAAAATTCTAGTAGTATTGGTAGACCAAGATATCCAAGTTTTAATGCTTCTTACAGAAGTTCTATAGATGGTGGTCCTCTAGGATCAACAATTAGAACTCTGTCAGGAAATTCAACTGGTAATTCATTTTATAATAGAAGATATGCAAATGCGAATGCGAAACCTTGTTCTTGTAGAAGTTCTGAAGCTGGTCCTTTACAAGAACAAGAAACATATAGAACAGAGCCAGGATATTCAATAAGTGAATTTCCTTATAATAGAGATAAAATACGATTAAATAGTATAGAAGGAAATACTCCTAATTTTATACATAAAGCTAGATATAAAGGTATATTTGATAGAGGTAATGTTAACAAAAGTAAAAATGGTTTAAAAAGTATAGAAGGTAATACTAGTGGTTATTTTCTTAAACGTTTGCCTACTTTAGAAAATAGACCCCCAATAGATAATTCAGCATATAGTCCAAGACCAGGCTCTCGAGCATCACAAATAAGTTCTCCTATATCAAGATCAAGATCACAAATAAATTCCCCAATGAGTGATAATTCGGCATTCAATAGAGAGGGATTTAATTCTGCAATTATATATAGAAACTCAATTAAATTACCTACCGAAATACCTTTTAAAATTTTACCTCCCAAAATGCCTAAGGGAAAAAATACTTTAGAGACAGCAAATGGTAATTTTAAAAATTTTTTTTTAAGTGATAGATCATTATTTGGTTATAATGCCATAACATATATATTAGAACCTATGTTAATACAATTAAAATCATTTAATTATAAATATGCTTATCTTTATATCGAAAAGGATTATAATAAATACGAATCAAATACAGAAATAAATTATATTGCAACTGAAAATAAAATAAATAAAGCTGATAATAATTTTTATATTTATGGTATATGTGAATTAGATTTTAATGATTTAGATTATATTACTAACATGGATAATAGATTGAAAACAACTAATAAAAGTAAAATTTTTATAGATATTGATAAATATAAATTATATTCATCAAATACAGAAATCTTATCATTTCTAAATAATTCTATTTTAGGTCCAAGAGATGTATATCATTTAAAAGAATTTAAACCTACTACTAAACCACTGATGGGTGGAATAAGAAAGCGTAATACAAAAAAATATCTTAAGACTGATAAGATATATATTGATAAATGTAAAATTACTCGTAAAGTTTATGAATCAAATGGTAATTTTTTTATAAAGAAAAAATCAAAAAAAACAGAGAAATTTCAATACCGAAAAATAAATTTAAAACCGTAAATTAATTATTAATAGGAGTTAGATTTCATTATTTTTAAATGTAAATAATAAAATAATTTAGAATGACTTTAAATATTCATATAGATTCTATATATGCATGTCATATTGCATATATTGCATGGTTATTAAAAATTGATTTTAATATTATATCACCAATATCTAATAAAACATTTAATTTTTCAACTACAGATTACAATGCGTATTATCAACGCATGATAGATAAAATATATCAAGAATATACTTTATTATTTGAACCTGCTTTATTTGAATATTATATTAAAAATACATTTACATTTTATGAGAGTAATCCAATTTCAGGTACAGATATTACTATATCAAATAATACATCTATAAAGGCTGCTGAATATGATTTTTATACTCAATTACATAATATAGGGATTTTACCAAATATATATCAATATGAATTTGTTGGCAATTTTGCACCATATATAGCAAGTATAACCGAAATAATTCAACAGATTTTTAATAGACCAGCTATTCAATCTGAAATTGATCATTATTTTACATATAATGGCTCTGGAATTTATAATTTTAATGATTCTCGTTTTACTAATATGTTCACTTGGTTAAATGTATTATATTTTTCATCGGAAGGACAAACAAATAATTTACATATTCCATTGATTTCTAATTTTAAATCATCAAAATTTTTATTAACTTTAAAATATCCTATAATTGCAGTAATATTTAGTGGATATGTTAGGGATTTTATAGATCATTATTCGAGTCATAAAATTATTGTAAATAACCCATATTTAGATATATATATTCATACGTGGAATAATAGAGGTCCACGTTATGAATATGTTGATGAATTAGCAGATATAACAACGTTAACAAATTTATATAATCCAATATCAATATTAGTTGAAGATGTAAAACCAATGAAACAAACTTTTACTTTATTAGGTAAAATAACACCAATCTTTTTAATTTGGGGTGGAGAAATGGGTGATGATGCAACACATTATATAAATGCAAAATTATATTCTACTTGGAAAGCTTTTACATTAATGGAATCATATGAGACAACAAATAATGTAAGATATGATGGAATAATTAAAATAAATTTTAATATAGATTTATCTATTTTTAATTTCAAGGGAATTATTAGTGATATAATGCCAAATTTATTTAATGAACCAAAGAATGCATTATATGTACCATATAAATTATATGATAAAGATATAAATTCATTTGTTCAAGCATATACTGGTGGTGGGTGTTGGAAATGTGATGTAGAGGCAAAATATATTCATTATAATTATACTCCAAAACACCCTTATCATTTTAATGATATTACCCAATCCTGGTTTTGGGCAAATAGAACTATAGGACAAAAGGCTTGTGAATTATATTTATCAGCATTACAGATAATGCAATCAAATCATATAACTAATTTATCAAATTACCCAACAGTTAATTATAAACAATATAGAGAGTTCATTTACATACAAGAACCTGTAGATTATCAAGGAAAAGTATATAGTATTGATGATATAAACAAAAGAGTCGTATGTTTTTATCCTGAAAGATTAATGCGTGAATATATGAGTAATAATGCATGTGTTTCATCGAGTAATATAAATGGTACATTTAGGGATTTTGATCGCTCCACATTTAAAATATAATTTATGATAGTTCATTAATAATTTTTTTTAACCATTCTGGAAAAGAATGTATTTTATTATTTAATTCAGATCTTTCATAATCACTAAAAGATTTTTTAAATTTAATAATATTATCATGTTCATCATATTCAAACATTTTTGTAAACTCTGGATCTAAATTATATAAAAATCCATAATCAGTATCATCGGTATCCCATAGTTTTTCTTCTTGAATATTATAAGTTCCCTCCCATGATGATTTATGCATTGTATATTTAGCTACTAATTTTGCAGCAGAATTTTCATCTCTTCTATTTTTATTATATGTTAGTATATATTTATAAGGTGAAGTTTTTTTTAATTCATCAAATGCAACTTGTTTATTAAAAAATATTTTATTTGGGATAAATGCATCACCTACCAGAATATAAATACTTTGGGTATTTGACATTTTAATTGATAAATATTAATAGTCCTTAAGTGCTTTTAATAAAAAATTGAAACCAAATATAAATGGTTGTTTATTTTAATATCAATCTAAAGCAACTGAAACGAAAACAATCATTAAAATCGCTGAACAGGAAATGTCTACTGTTGATGTTTTTACGGAAACCGAGATGACTCTCACGGTTGAGGTTGTTAATATGGATCCACGTGATATTTCAATTATTTCTGCAGTGTATGACAAAACCAAAACAATTGATGAAATTGAATCCCAGAAAAGGATATCGAATCTTATGGATGAGATCCAAGATCTTAAGGATGAGAATTTTGGTTATAAATTCTTTAATTATATTCCAAATGATGTCATTATTGCATTTAACGGAAATAAGATAGTAGGTTATTGTGGATTGAATTTTGAGAATGGTTTGCATGTAGAATCATTGTGTGTAGATGAAAATTATAGGCATAATGGAATTGGACGAAGTATTTTGGAAAAGGCTTATGAGATAGGGAAAAATCTAAACAAAAAACTTCCTACTTGGGAGAAATATATTAAAAATGATATGGATGGTAATTCTAAATGTCTTATACTAGAAGTTGAGAGGTATGCTCCAAATTATAGGGGACTTCAAACCTTTTATGAGAAATGTGGTTTTGAAGAAATTAGTAGGATAGGTTATATTGATGCACGTTTTACAAAAATAATTTAAAAAATTGATTTAAAATCAACATTAAATGGATTGTGATGCTGTTTTAAAGTGTATAAATATTATAAATAATGATAATTTAAATGCTTCAAATATTTTGATTGATGGATTTAAGGGAGATAATCATCCATTACCTGGAGTTTATACAATAATAAATAAAAAATATAGAATTGATTTTAGGATTTATAATCATAAAAATCATAAAAATATATGGACTGAATTATATTATATTTAAATATTTTTTCCATTCAAGTAAGTTTGTAGGATTTTCGTGTGTTGAAAGACATATATTATTGATATTATTAAATATTGAAATAAAAAAATCTTTAGCAATTACTGAAGTGCCATGAAAAATCCGTATACCTTTAAATAAATTTTTAAAACTTTTTACAAGAAATGATTTACTATATGATCTTTTTATTGTTTTTATTCTATTTTGTCTATTAATAAAAGTGATTTTAACAATATTATTTTCTTCATTTGATATTATTATATGGTAATCTTTGGATAAAATACTTAGATTAAAATATTCATATTCATCATATATACATAAAATTTGTAATAATTCTATAAAATATTTTTGATTTATAAAATAGATTGGTCGAATGTCTCCAATATAAACATTAATTTGTTTACATGTTAATAAAAAATGTGCTTTGGTTTTATTATCACATAAATCAATAATAGATTCTATTAAATGTAATGGTAAATCTTGATTTTTTTCATATATTTTGGGTTTAATTAAATGTGAATATTTATTACGACTGAGATTTTTATTTTTTTGCGTTTGCATTATTTATTATATTTAATGGATTTTAATATAACTATCTATGGTTTATATTCCTTTTGATATAATAGAGAAAATTGGTTTTTATTGTGATATTGATAGTCGTAGAAATTTAGGTTTAAAACCAAGAAAAATAGACATTAAAAAATACGAAAGTCTATTATATTCAGAACATATATTAAGAAAACCTGATAAACATATAATAATTCCAATTAATAATACTATAATTCAATTTGAAATAAATAGATGTTTTATAGATGATGATTATGTAGATAGGTTTTATATTAGAAGGACACAAGGGATAATGAAAGATTGGCATTTAATATACATAAGTATATATGTGCATAAAAATGATAAAAGAGTTGATATAGATGTATCAATTGGTGGTGGTTTTAGATATCCAGGCGAAAGTACTCTGATTGAAAATCATTTAATATAGTAAATATGTTTGCTTTATTATGGAGTGTATTATTAACATCTGTTATATAGATATAAGAAAAACAGTAATTAAATGGGAGTTAAGTATATTGTTCAAGAGCTATTTTAGCTGCATCATTTTCAGCTTCTTTTTTATTTTGACCTTTTCCGATACTAATAATATTATTATCTTTATCTTTAATGCATATAGTATAAATTTTTCCATTAATATTAGTTGTATCAATACCCATTTCATAAAATCGTGGCATACAGCTAAAATTTTGTTGATAATGCTTTAAGAAAATATCTTTATGATTATTATTTAGTTTAATTAATTCTGAAAAATCAAGATGATATTCTATTACATTAATAATCCATTCCTTAGCAACTTCAAAACCATAAGCCCCAAAATCAATATACACTGCTGCAATAAAAGCTTCAAATGCATCTTCTAAAATATTTGTATTCATTCTTCCTTCATTTTCTTCAATTTGTTTTGATAATATAATATATTTATAAAAACCTACTTTTTCTGATAAAAATGCTAACATTTTGCCATTTACAAGTTTTGTTCTCATCCGAGTAAGAAATCCTTCGTTTTCATCAGGATATCTTTCAAAAAGATAATCAGCGACAGTCATATTAAGGATAGAGTCGCCAAAGAATTCAAGCCTTTCATTAGATTCTTCTTGTAATGGTAAGCAATCAGATGGGCATTTAGTATTCCCATTTAGGAAATTTTCATTTTTTCTGGTACAATATGATTTATGTACCATAGATTTACGATAAATATTTATATCATTTAATTTTCTATCCACTTCGTATTTTTTAAATAATGTTTGAACATCAAATTCATTTATAAGTTTATTTTTAGAATTATAAGGTAATGTATCTAAATTAATTTGTGAATCAATAACTTCATGAGTCATTTTAATATATATTAAAATTATTATTATATAACTTTCAAATTTTATTTATTAATAAAATGTTTAAAATAAGAATTCAATAATATTTTTCAATACTTTTTCTGAAATTTTACGTTTTTTACCATTTACATCTTCAATATATAGATCTTTAAGTACTACAAGTTTGTCAAAATCATTTAAAGCGCTTAAAGACTCCTGTATAATTTTCATATTAACAAATTTTTTACAGATAGCTTTTGCCGTCTTTGTAGATACATCTGGAATTTGACAAAGCAACTTTTCGAAATAAACTTCTTTAGTCATATTAGTATTTTTTGCCTTTACTATTTGTACTTCTTTAGGTTTTTCTACCAAATATTTGCCAGGATCATTACTTACTCTATCATAGATATTACAAATTAGATCAAATGTTTCATTTACATCTTTTGTGATAAAAACTTTGATGTTGTCTCTTATTAATGTATTTATAATACAACTCAACATTGTTTTTTTACTAATTCCATTCAATGTTATATCAATATTATTATCAATGATAAAATCAATTGGACCTTCAATTATATAATATAAACAATTTGTAGGTACTAATGTAAGGAGTTTATTCTTTTGATTTTTATAGCGCCCATCTTTCAAAGATGCTGATAAATCACTCAATGTTTTTCTTTCTATTACCATTAAATGATTATTAATGGATTCACTTTCATTATTTGATTCTTTTACATTAATAATAAAATCCCCATAATCGAGATTTTTATAAATAATATTATATTTTGAATCTGAAAATTTAGATTTTATTGTTCCTTCTCTATTATCAATAATTAGTTGTGTGTCATACATTAAACATTTAAAATAAAATACTTTTATATAGTTTATATAAAATGAAAACAAATCTAATTTTAGGTATTGGGACAGGACGTTGTGGAACTTTATGGTTACATGATTTCATTAAGGCTTATATTCCACATATTACCAGTGAATCATGCAAATTAGGATGGTATTATGATGGGCAATTTGATTTATCAATAGAACCAATGAAAACTTGGAGTAAAACAGAAATAGCTTGTGATGTAGGATTTCTGACATTACCACATATTGAAAAATTATCAAAATATTTTAATATTAAAATAATAATATTACAGAGAGAAAAGGAAGCAACTATTAAAAGCTTTTTAAATTGGACTAATATAAAACATAATTATTGGATAAACCATAAATCAGATTGTTTTTACGAAAGAGACGGATGGGATATTTATTTTCCTAAATTTAATGATTTTGAATATAGAGAAAAAAGGGATGTAATATCTGAATATTATGATTATTATTACGATTTATGTAATAAACTTGAAAATAAATATGATATTATATGGATTAAAACAGAAGATCTTGATAATTTAGAAACACAAAAGAAAATATTAACGTTTTTAGATATACCAATGACTGAAATTAAAAATACTGAATGTAGGAAAAATAGTGGATTTATAAATAAATGAATCATATTTTATTCCCTTTAGTATTCTTAAGTATTTCTGGATCATTATAAAATTCATTTGGAATTAAAAATACATCACATGATGAATGCCACGGATATTCTTTTTTAATAAATTCCATATCACATAAATAACCATCAGCTGTAATGAATTTATAATCCATCGCATCTATTAATTCTAAAAATTCTTTTACAGAACTTCCCTGAACCTTATCAATATAAAAACTTAATTCAATCATTATAATAGGTCTATCTTTCATTATAGTATTATAAGTACCCTTTAATACCTTAAATTCATAACCGTCAACATCTATTTTGATAAAACCAATTTTCTCATTTATAGTTTTACTTTTAAAATAGTAATCAATAGATATTGTTGGAATTGATACAAGATTGTACCCTTCTATATCACAAGCTCCTGGTGATACAGGTAATCCCATATTTTCAGGGGTACCAAGTAACCATGCATTTATCCATGTTACGTTTTCAAGAATTGATTGTTCATTGGAAACAGCATATTCTTCAATTATAACGTTGTTAAAATCTTTAAACTTATTTCTTAAAGCTATACACATTTTATTTCCAGCTTCAAAAGAATATACTTTTAGAGCTCCATTATGTAACATAGAGTCAGTCATACCACCTGTATTAGCTCCGATGTCAATACATATTTTGTCTTTACAATATAAAAATATTGGAAAAGTTATATTTGTAGTTAATTGAGTTGCCATTTATATATTTAATCCTTTTTAAAATAATAACTTTTTAAACATGTTGTTTTATCTATAATAAAAGGAATACCATTTAAAATTGTAAATTTTGTTAGGTTTAAAATAATAGTTCGATTCCTAATTATTAATATAGTTGTACTTGCCAATGAATATGTCAATGCTATTCTCCAATCATAACTACTACTAGTTTTTTTCAAAAGATGAAGAGCTATATTAATCCAAACAGATTTTGGAATTTTTTTAACAATTTCTTTTGTTATATTAATTGTTGTATTTTTTAAAGGGATATTTTCATTATTGATAATAGAATGATATGATGAATCATCATTAGATGATATTGATTTATTTGTAATCAATGTTTTAGAATCTAAGATATTTTCTTTTTCTGTTAATGCTTCAAATATTTCATCATTTTTCAAAATAAATTCAGCTTCTAAAATGTTGTTAACCAATTCATCATCATCTGTATTTAATATTTTTGTTTGAATATCATTATCTAAATCACCAAAAGAGAGATTTGGTTTTAATAAAATGTCATTCCCCTCTATAATTTCTCCATCTTCATCTGGAGATAAATATCCATTATCATTTGTATCAATTAATATCCATTCACTTGACCTCTGGTCTAAAACTTCATGATTCATTTTTAATATTAATTCTTAATATTATTAATATGTTTAAATCAATTTTTTATGTTTTAAAGATTTAAAATGGAAATTACAGATTATTTTATTAATCCTTTTTATGGATTACCAGCTAAATTTTGTTCAGAATTTATCGGTTCAATGATATTTCATTTTATAGGCTCTGTTTCTCCAACAGCTATGGCAAATGGAATTATACTTATGGTGTTGGTATATTATACATCAAAAATAAGTGGTGGTCATTTAAATCCAGCAGTTTCGTGGACATTTATGTTATTAGGTCACTTAAATCCTCTTGAAATGTTTATGTACTGGTTTGCACAAATATCAGGATGTATTGTAGGTGCATTATGGATAGCTGCATTAGTTCCGTCTATTTATATAAGAGATTCTCAAACACCTAGTGATTATATGTATGATGGATGTTTTATTCCAAATGACCAATTGTCAAATGCAAGAATTTTTGGTTGGGAAGCTTTATGTACATTTAACTTTTTATTACCTATATTTGCAGTGGTATGGCATAGTAGAGAAAAAGACGGTTATGGATATGTAGGACCGATTATTATAGGTTTATCATTATATGCTAATGCTTTGGCTGCTGGATACTGGACAGGTGGGGCGTTTAATCCCGCAAGAGTATTTGGATCTCCTGCTGTATTTAATTGTGGCAATACATCATCTATATTTTATTATGTTATTGGCGAAATAACTGGTGCAACTGGTGCAGTATTAGCTATTATACCATGGTATGGAATAGCTGAACATTCTTGGTATATTCCACCTAAAAAAACAAATGAAGGGATCGAAGATGTTAAAGATAATTATGAATTTGCTAGAAAGATTGGTTTTACAAGTAAATGTAATACAGGTGTTAATAAAGTTTTGAGAGAGAGGAAAGGTATAAAACAAATAGAAATTAGTGAAGCTTAACATTTATAATTTGTATTAAATAAGAATGTACTAGTAATACATATATTAAGAATTACTAAAATACATAAAATATTTGTTATTAATCTAGGTTGTTGAATATTAACATTTATAGAATTTAATTTTGGTTCGTTAAATATTTCTTTATTTTCTTTTTCATCAAATTGATTAGATATAATTTTAGTTATAGAATCTAATTTCGATGAAATATTTTGTGTATTTTCATTTACGATACTACTTAAATTTTCAAGATCTTCATGTAATTTCATAATTTCGTCATGTGTATTTTTAATTTCTTTATTAAAATTCATTTTATAATCCATATAAAGAATATAATAATAATAATATTACTTACATGATACCTATAAATTACCCTAAATATATATCAGTAATAAAAAATAAAAATAATATTTTAGGTTTTCAACATAGGACAAAAAATTATATTATAGGTTTTCAAAAGCTTATACATGCAAAGTTAGTACATGAAAATATTTGTAATGACTCTATTAATAAAATAATGTTACTTAGACATTGTATTGAAAATATAGGTAAAGATGTTTCTAATGGATTAAAAGTATTAGGATTAGATGAATCATATGATGATATTGGTATAGATTTAAATGCATCTTTAATAATTCCAAAAAGTAAAATTATAAATAAAAAAAATAATGATTTAATTATTTCCGAATTAAAATTTGAAGAATTTTTAATGTACCCGTTTAATAAACATATCGGTGTTTCATTTTCTTATGAATTAGAAAAAGAGAATGATTATATGATATTTACCTCACAAGTTATAGACCCTTGTAATGATATTAATTTATTTAGAGAAAAATTACATATTTAGAGTATTTTTTAAATTTCTTTTTAATATTTAATAACAATAACAAATGGATACCGAGAAGGTTGTTAAAAAAAAAGTTGTAAAAAAAATTATAAAGATCCCAAGTCCTCATTCTGATAAGGCAAATGTTAAAAAAATATCCAAAAAACCTAAAATAACTGAGGTCTCACAAAGCTTGAGTGCGAAGCACGACTCTACGGACATTACAAAATTTACAAGCAAAAATATAAATACAGTCGAAAAATTACATTTTGTAATATCAAAACAAATTAACCCTTCATTTGAGGTAGAAATTTCACCTAAAACGTGGGTACTCCCAACACGTGTAAAGTTTAATACATGGTTGGATGCAAATTTTAGATATCCAATGATAAATGGGAAAAATCAAAAAAATGGGAAACAAAAATGTGAAGAATGTGAAGATGGTTATTGTCCTATGGTTAAAATTGATTCTGTTAATTTATTTCCTCATCAATCTTTTGTTAAAGATTATATGCAATATAATAGTCCTTACAGGGGATTATTATTATATCACGGTTTAGGTGTCGGTAAGAGTTGTAGTTCAATTGCAGCGGCTGAATTATTAATGAATCATATGGATGTAGTTGTAATGTTGCCAGCTGCTTTGAGAGGTAATTATATAAATGAAATTAAAAAATGTGGAAGGAGGTTTTATAATTTAAAACAGAATTGGACATTTGTCCCTTTATCTGTATTTAAATCAAATATTGATATAATTAAAAATTTAAAATTAGATATTGCAATTGTAAATAAAAATGATGGAATTTGGATACCAGAAAATACATCAGGATCAATACCAAATTATACACTATTACCTTCATTTGCTCAAAAACAAATTGTTGAACAAATAGAGAATATAATTAATAATAGATTTAGTTTTATTAATTATAATGGTCTAAAAACAGCTAATGTTAGTGAAATGATTAAAAATGGTAATCCATTTGATGGAAAATGTGTTGTGATTGATGAAATTCATAATATGATTTCTAGAATAGTTAATGGTGGCAAGATAGGAACGGCAGTATATAGATTATTAATGTCTGCAAAAAATTGTAAATTAATAATGTTATCTGGTACACCTATAATAAATTATCCTTATGAAATATCATATTTAATAAATTTAATTGTAGGGCCAAAAACACATTATATACTAAATGCTCTTAAAACATCTGATTTTAATATTAATAAAATAAAAGAAAAATTAGATAAAGTTGCATATATAGATTATTATATAATTGATGAAAATGCTAGAAAGATAAATTTACTACTTTTACCAAATGGTTTTAAATATTCTAAGAGGGAAACTTTAGAAATAATTAGAATAGATTCTAATGATTTAAAAAATGAAGAAGAGATTATTAATTTAATTATTGATGTTTTAAAAAAGGATGGAATTAATTTAACAAAGAAATTATCATCAAAAGAATATAAAGTATTACCTGAAAATGAAAAAGATTTTAATAAGTATTTTGTAGATATGGATTCTGGTAATATAATAAATAAAAAATTATTTTCAAGAAGAATATTAGGAACTGCATCATATTATAGCACATACTCACCTGAATTATATCCAAGTTGGGAAATATTAGAATCAAATGAAATAATGAATGATTATCAGTTTCCTATATATGAAAAATCAAGGTTAAAAGAAAGGGATAAAGAAAGTAAATCTAAATATAACAAAGGTAAAGCTGATGGTAATATTTTTAAAGATTCTGGTCAAGTTTATCGTTTTTATTCACGTGCAAATTGTAATTTTGTATTTCCAGAAGATATTAAACGTCCTTTCCCAAGTACTAAGTATATTAAAAATGAAATTGATGATGATGATGATGTTATGGATGAAATTGATAAAGTTATCGATTCTGATGAAAAAGATTTAGATAAAGATGCTAAAAATAAACAGAAAGAATATGAAAAAGAAGTTCAAAAAGCTCTTGATACATTAAGTAAAAGTTCTGAAAATTATTTATCTCTTAAAAACATTGGTAAATATTCTCCAAAATTTAAAAAAATAATAGAGCGTGTAAATGATTTAGATGGAACTGCTTTAATTTATTCTCAATTTAGAAAAGTTGAAGGATTAGGAATTTTAGGTTTGGCTTTAAAATCAAATGGTTACTGTGAATTTAAAATTAAGAAACATGGTGATGAATGGGATATTGATATGAATGAAGAAGATTTTAAAAAACCAAAGTATGTAGAATTTACTGGAAATAATGAACAAACACAGGTTTTATTAAAAATATTTAATTCTGATATTGATAATATTCCTACAAAAATCCGTGAAAAATTAGCATTATTATCATCAGATGGTAAAACTAATAATATTAGAGGGTCTATTATAAAAGTTTTAATGATTACACAATCTGGTGCCGAAGGTATATCACTCAAAAATGTAAGACAAGTTCATATCACAGAACCATATTGGAATTATATTAGAATAGATCAAGTTGTTGGGAGAGCTGTCAGAACATGTTCTCATATTGATTTACCTGTTTCTGATAGAAATGTTAAAGTTTTTATATATAACATGATATTTACAAAAGAACAATTAGAAAAATCATTTACAATAAAAACCCAAGATAAATCTATGACATCAGACGGTCATATTTATGAAATTGCGAAAAAAAAGGCAAAAATAATAAATATGTTACTAGATTTAGTAAAACAAGCTTCTGTAGATTGTGCTTTAAATGCAAAATCCCATGGAAATATGAAATGTTTTAGTTTTCCAGTAAACTTAGATCAAAATGAATTAACATATAAACCTGATATGAATGATGAATTATTTGATTACCAATATTCTAAAGATATTGAAACAAAGGAATGGAAGGGCGAAGTGATGATTACTAAAAAGGGTAATTTTCTAATTAGACCTGATACAAATGATGTGTATGATTATGATTTGTATTTATCAAGTGGAAAATTGGTTAGAATTGGTATTTTAAAGATAGTTGATAATAAAAAGTTAATATTAAAAAGTTAATAGTTTTAAAATAAGAAGTTATAAATAAAATATATAAATATAGTATAAAATGGCTTGTACATCTTGCACTGGAATGGAATTTTTTACTCAGGGTCCAAATTATCAAACAAAACAGGAAATGTCTACTCCTGCAGCCCCTGTGTGTCCTACAAAAGATATGATGAGTAGCTGTTTATATACAGCTCAAGGGGTATTTATATGTAACAAAGAAAGTGAACAATCTACTAAAGGTGTTGCAAATAATGTAGACATGTCAAGACAAGTATTACGTGATAATGTGAGATTTAATAACGCATCACCATGGGAACAAGGTCAAACTGATTCAAGTCAACAAATATTAAAATTATACCCTTAAATCAAATCATTTATAATGTACTTTTTTTATATTATTTCAATCATGGAAATAATAGATTACTTAACGAAATATAAAATGATGATGCGTCAATACTATTAGTAATGGCCAATTTTAAAATATTAAATTGTAGATTATAAAGATTATTTGATGCAGAAACTGATGTATTCGAACCAAAATTTGCATTTGTATATATATCGTTGGAAAACCCAAAGACTTCATTAGATAATGTGACTACAGTATTCGAAGCATATATTGATGTATTCGAACCAAAATTTGCATTTGTATATATATCGTTGGAAAACCCAAAGACTTCATTAGATAATGTGACTACAGTATTCGAAGCATATATTGATGTATTAGAACCAAAATTTGCATTTGTATATATATCATTGGAAAACCCAAAGACTTCATTAGATAATGTGACTACAGTATTCGAAGCATATATTGATGTATTCGAACCAAAATTTGCATTTGTGTATATATCGTTGGAAAACCCAAAGACTTCATTAGATAATGTGACTACAGTATTCGAAGCATATATTGATGTATTCGAACCAAAATTTGCATTTGTATATATATCATTGGAGAAACTGAGATTAGATCCAAAATTAGGATTTGTATATATTTCATTCGATAATGAAATTACATTATTAGAACCAAAATTTGCATTTATATATATATCGTTAGAAAACCCGAAGACTTCATTAGATAATGTGACTACAGTATTCGAAGCATATACTGATGTATTCGAACCAAAATTTGCATTTGTATATATATCGTTGGAAAACCCAAAGACTTCATTAGATAATGTGACTACAGTATTCGAAGCATATACTGATGTATTCGAACCAAAATTTGCATTTGTATATATATCGTTGGAAAACCCAAAGACTTCATTAGATAATGTGACTACAGTAT